ACAACCAAATTAGTAACATTGGAATTGTTGGTGGATATCCTATTTTAAATCAAATTGGAAAGTACGATGCCGATTGTCTTTATGTTAGAGATGAAAAAATCGCTGTCGATTATGAAATTTTGCTCGAGGAGAGAACCTTTAGTAAAATAAGACCTTTAGGAGTCGTTGACGAATACTAATTCTATGGGATTACAAGAAATATATTTCGATTGGATGTCTAACATTGTGATGCCAAATTCAAATGATAGATACCAATATAGATATTTATTAGAAGCTCTTAATGCTTCTATTTTCCATTTCTCTATCCCCATGGATGAAAATCGTATGCGGGATGGGATTGACTTAAGATACCGTTTCGCTTATGAAAACGGATATTCAGATGAAGAAGTTTCACGTGCATTAAATCATAACAGGAGTTGTAGTATGCTTGAAATGATGGTTGCACTGGCTATTAAGGGTGATGAAAGAATATTATATGATTATGAACGGGGCAATAGGGCCGATTATATTTTCAGAATTATGCTTGAATCACTAGATTTGATACACATGACTAATGATAATTTTGATCCTAGTTATGTTGGTTTTAGAATTGACAGTCTTTTAAATCATGAGTATGATTATAACGGTAGAGGAGGTTTATTTACCGTTGAAAACCCTCGTAAAGATATGAGACTGGTTGATATTTGGTATCAGATGAACTGGTACCTGCAGAAGTTATACAATAATAATTGAAAAGGAGAACTAGAAGATGTTTAGAATTATAGACAGACACCCATTTATATCTGGGTTCGTGGCAGGATTTATTGGAGTAGGTGTGGTTGGTAGGAACTTGAAGAAGCTTTTAAAAGGAAAAATAACGATTATACAAATTGATATTCCAAATGACCTGACTTTCGGTGAAGAACCCTCTGGAGAAGAGAAACCAAAAGTAACAGAAGAAAATTAAGTAGGTAACAATTATGCTTGATTTTCTGATGATTTCAACCAGAACCAGAAAAGGTGTTGTAGAAATATATCCGAAATTCAAAATCACAAATAAAAGCAAAGATCTAATGATCCGAGGTGGCGACTTTTATGCCATCTGGGTGGAACAACTTGGAATGTGGTCCACAAACGAAGATACAGCTATAGAGCTTATCGATGGATATTTGGACGAGTTTGCGCAAAAGAATAAACATCGCTTTGGTGAAGACAACGTCCGTATCATGTATATGTGGGACGCTGAAAGTAACATGATCGATGTTTGGCATAAGTATTGTCAAAAACAACTGCGAACGAACTGGAAACAGTTAGATGAAAAATTGATATTTGCTAATCAGGAAACCAAAAAAGAAGATTATTGTACTAAGCGTTTAAGTTACTCTTTAGATGAATCTGGGAGTATTGATAGCTGGAATGAATTGATATCTACGCTATATACTGAAAACGAACGACATAAAATCGAGTGGGTTATAGGGGCTATATTAAGTGGCGATTCAAAGAAGATTCAAAAGTTTGCTGTATTATATGGCCCCCCTGGTAGTGGTAAATCAACTGTTTTAAATGTAATCCATGACTTGTTCGACGGATATACTAAAATGTTTGACGCTGAATCTCTTGGTTCGGCATCAGATTCGTTTTCCCTAGAGCAATTTAAATCTAATCCTTTGGTTGCGATAAGTCATGATGGTGATTTATCAAGAATTGAAAAGAATACTAAAATCAATAGTCTTGTTTCACATGAGAAGATGATTGTTAACGAAAAGCACAAATCTATTTATGAGATGAAATTCATATCGTTCTTATTGATGGGTACAAATAGTCCTGTTAAGATAACCAATGCAAAGTCTGGTTTGATGAGACGTCTTATTGATATTTATCCATCAGGTAACAAAATTCCTTTGGCTAGATACAATAGACTAATGACACAAATTAAATTCGAACTTGGTGCTATAGCTTATCATTGTTTAAGTGTTTATTCAGAAAATGTTCATGCTTATGATGATTATAGACCGACGTTAATGATTAGTGAATCAAATGACTTTTATAACTTTGTATCTGACAGTTATCTTATATTTAAAAAAGATGATAGTGTCACTTTAAAAGTGGCTTGGGAAATGTATAAAATGTACTGTGATACAGCAAAAGTACCTTATCCCATGTCTATGCGAGTATTTAAAAACGAGCTTAGAAACTATTTCAGGAACTATGACGAACGCTATAGAGTTAATGACGAACATGTACGATCATATTATCATGGATTTAGACACGAGATATTTGAAGAACATTCGGCACCAATAAAGCCAAAGAATAGAAAAAAGAAAGACACGTTTGAATTAATAGATTTTGGGGAGTACAGATCAAAGCTTGATATTGAATGCGCTGACTGTCCTGCTCAATACGGGACTAGATCTGGCGTACCTACAAGTAAGTGGGACGATTGTTCTACAACACTGAAAGAACTGGATACTAGTAGATTACATTATTTAAAAGTACCGGAAAATCATATAGTCATTGACTTTGATATTCAGGACGAAAATGGTAATAAAGATTTTGAAAAGAATTTAGAAGAGGCTAGTAAATGGCCTCGAACATATTCGGAAGTTAGTAAATCGGGTGGAGGAATACATCTACATTATATTTATGAGGGTGATCCAACATTACTTAGCCGAGTATATGCAGATAATATAGAAATAAAAGTTTTCACTGGGAATAGTTCCCTAAGAAGACAACTAACGAAGTGTAGTGTCGATGACATTAACAAAATTAATTCAGGTTTACCATTAAGGGAGGTTGGACGCGTGATAAACTTCGAAAGTGTAAAAAATGAGAAAGCTATACGTTCTCTCATAAGAAACAACCTTAACAAGAAGTACCACAGTGGGACTAAACCTTCAATAGACTTTATATTTAAAATTCTGGAAGATGCGTATAACAGTGGTGTGAAGTATGATGTATCGGATTTACACGGTGCAGTATTGTCTTTTGCAGCGAGTAGTACGAATCAATCAGACTATTGTTTGAAATTGGTTCCTAAAATGAAATTTAAATCTGATGATATTTCAGAGACGGTAGCGAACGACGATAAACCAATTGTGTTTTATGATATTGAAGTGTTTCCAAACTTATTCATAGTTAACTGGAAACTTCAAGGTGTAGGAAGACCTATAACTAGGATGATCAATCCTACAAGTCATGAAATCGAGATGTTATTAAACTATAGATTAGTTGGTTTTAATTGTAGACGTTACGACAATCATATACTATATGGTGCGTTGATAGGATATTCTAACATCAGGTTATACGATCTTAGTCAGAAAATTATTAATCAGAAAAACGGATTCTTCGGAGAAGCATATAACATTAGTTACACAGATGTATATGACTATGCGACCGAAAAAATGTCATTAAAGAAATGGCAAATTAAATTAAAGATAAAACATAAGGAATTAGGTTTGCCTTGGGATAAACCAGTTCCTGAAGAACTATGGGTTAAAGTTGCAGAGTATTGTGATAATGACGTTATAGCTACAGAAGCGGTATTTGATTATACTGCGGGAGATTTTAGAGCTAGACAAATGCTTGTTGAAATGACTAAAGCTATCCGTGGAATTAACGTAAGTGTTAATGATACAACCAACTCAATAACTACCAAATTGATATTTGGAAATGAGAAGAAACCTAAGTTAAACTATGTAGACTTATCGAAAGAGTTTCCTGGTTATGAATTTGTAAAAACGTGGAATAATAAAACAAAGCGTTATGACAAAGCAAATATGTACAGAGGCATAAACGTTGGTTTTGGCGGATATGTATATGCGGAACCTGGTATATATACTAATGTTGGTTTACTTGACATTACTAGTATGCATCCTAATTCTGCTATAAACATGAATTACTTTGGGGAGTACACAAAGATATTTGAGTCAATCGTACAAGCTAGGGTATACATTAAAGAAGGTAAATTAGATAAGGCTAAAGAATTATTCAATGGTATTTTAAAACCTTTCTTAGATGATCCTAGTATGTCCGACGATGTGGCAAGCGCTTTAAAGATCGCTATTAACTCTGTTTACGGTTTAACGTCAGCAAGATTTAGTAATCCGTTTAAGGACCCACAGAACGAAAACAATATAGTTGCTCTTCGTGGAGCATTGTTTATGAAAACATTACAAGACGAACTTGTTGATAAGGGATTTAAAGTAATACACGTTAAGACAGACTCTATTAAAATACCTAATATTACGGATGAAATTATTGAATTCTGTCATGAATTTGCTGCTAAGTATGGATATTCATTTACTCATGAAGCAACATATGATAGAATCTGTTTGGTTAATGATGCGGTTTATATTGCTAAACTAGACAAACATGGAATACGTAATAAAAAAGGTAAAATGGCTAATCAATGGACGGCAACTGGAGCACAGTTTAAAGTCCCATATGTATTTAAGAAATTATTTAGTCATGAAGAAATTGAATTTGATGACCTTTGTGAGGTTAAAGAAGTTAAGACATCTTTTATTTACCTAAACATGAATGAGAAAACAGGAGAAGATGACTTACAATTTATAGGAAGAGTAGGAAACTTCTGTCCAATATTACCAAATCATGGTGGAGGACTTCTTGTAAAACCTGTTCTTAAAAAAGATGGGTCGACGTCTTATGATGCTGTGACTGGAACTAAAGGATACAGATGGTTAGAAGCTGAGATGGTTGAAGAAATGAAACTTTCTGATTCAATAGACTATTCATACTATAATAATATGGTTGATAATGCAATTGATACCATAGGTAAATTCGGCGATGTCGAATGGTTTGTAAACGATGATGACTATCATCTTGATATTTAAAAAAAATAAAATTAAAAGGAGAATTTAGAAATGGCAAATGTAATTGAAACAGGCTTAGAAAAAGTACTAGATACGGAAATTATATTTAATGACCGTGGTGGTTTTGAAGTAAGGAATGCTTATATTTTCTGGACAAATTTCAGAGGAGAAGCGAATCAATTTGGTAACTCTGCAAGAAACTTTAATTTAGCAATACCTAAAGATGTTGCGAAGGAACTTTTGGCTAACGGTTGGAGAGTTAGAGAACGTGCTTTATATGATGAAAATGGAGACGACACTGATCAAATATTATATTTTATCAATATTAAAGTTAACATGAACAGCGCGTATCCACCTATCGTTAGTTTATATTCTGAATTTAAAGGTAAAAGAACAAAGAGAGCTCTTGAAATTGAGAGTATTGGTGAATTAGACCGTGTTGATATTCTTGAGTGTGACTTAGTTGTTAATGCATATGAATCACCACAATTTCCAGGTAAGATTACTGGATATTTACAAAAACTAAATGCTATTCAAGTACCAGACATTGAGTTTGGTGGTAAGTATGACGACTGGCTAGACGAAGAAGAAGATTGTCTTGCTAACGGAACTTGTAGTTTAGAAAAAGATATGGAGTAACAAATAATACCGGTGAAAATCTTATAGATTAGTAGCCGGTTTATTTATATTTTGAAAAGGAGAATAACATGGATCAAAAATCTATTGAAGTTTTAAATAAAGAATTCTTTCCAATGTTTAAAGTGGTATTTGAAGATACGTACAGATTCAGAGATGTAGATAGTGATTATTTACTTGATTCTGAACCATATGAACTCTTAAGAAAAGGTCATAAAGCATTGATATTTATCATGGAGAGTTATGGTGAAGACTGGAAGGTTCTTTACGACGGCCTTTCATTTGATATTGTTGAAGCATCTGTTGAGATTCGAGAAATAAAAGAAAAATATTCTTATTGGAAATCTATATTTGTGGATCAAAAACCGGTAATGTTTATATATGAGAACCAAGTATTTAAAAATCCTTACGTTATGATGGATCAGTTGTGTGTTTCAGGAGATCCGATTGAACCACAAAAGTATTATACAGACGGAGATGGCGTTAAGGTTAATTTCTTTAAATCATATGTTAGGCCAATACCAGAAGGAACTGTATTAATTCATGCAGAACAGATATATTTTAATGGTGAACTTTTATACACTAAAGAAGAACTAGAATCTCTTGGTGTTAAAACTTATTTATCAAGCGAAATAGTAAAATTTATTGAAGAAAATATTCCAGAGGCTACTCGTTATGAGGCAGAAATGGAAAGTGGAAGTTTATCTAGATCTAATCAAGGAGTGACTGTTAATGGGCTTTAATAATTCAGATTTACCAGGAGAGATATTTTTAACACCCGATCAAAAAGAAAAAGATTTTTACATTAAAAAGGTAAGCGAATTAAGTAATCGATATGGAGATAAGTTAATTGAACTTATGGATATTTTTGGTTACCAATCCTTACAGGAACTTAGTGTGAAACAACTAAAAGATTACTACAACAAGATTAGAAAGGATCAGGAAATGGGAAAGATATTATGTATTGAAGATCAAATAGCAGAAAAATTAAAAGGTCTCTGTGATTACAGAGCTAATTACATAGTAAAATTTAGTTATGGGCATGTGACGGTTGAGGAAATTGACTTAAATGATATTCCTAATACAAACTCTAAACAGCCAACGATATTTGACAATGAGGAGAAATAAAATGCAGAGTAATAAAATAACTTGGGATGATATTAAATGCCCAAAATGTAACGGGGTAGATTTTAAGATCGAAAAACGAATCGATGGTAATATGACCTGTATGGAATGTGGCTTTGTCGGAAAACAAAAAGAGTTTTTACCAAAAGAAAAAAGTAAATCTGCAGAATGTAATAAAGTAGATTATGATTTATTGGTTAGATATTATTCACAATTAGTACAGCTAAAACAAGAACAAATTGATATTGGACCTAGTAAAGAAAGTCTGACCATTGATGAGTTAGAAATTGTTGTAATTAAAAAGATTAAACGACAAAGAAAAAAGATGGGGTTAGAGGTAGATGAAAGACTCGAACCAAAAACAAAGGTATAATATATACTACTCTTCACCAAACTATTATTTATACGACGGTGATGAAACGGGAGAGGTTGTATTTAAAACCACATATTGGAATGAAGTTTTCGAAAAACAAAAAGAGTTAGAGGAGAAAAATAATGAAGAATCTAATAATTAGTTTAGGCAAACGAATTAGCGATAATAGATATTTGTATTATTTTCTTAACTTTACTTGGGGTTTATTAACAACAACGCTTGGATATTTGTTATTGTTAATTCTTTTACCTTTTGGAAAAGTTAGAAACTTTAATGGAACTTTATATTTAGAATTTAAAGGGTATAGACCATGGGGATTCAGTGTAGGTACTGTATTCTTTGTTGGTAAACAAGAGCATCATAATCAATTCGAATTCAGTACAATAATTAGACATGAGTACGGTCATACTGTACAGAATGCTATGTTCGGACCACTAATGATATTTTTAGTAATATTACCAAGCTTCATTAGATACTGGTATAGACGCTTTTTATATTCTATTAAGAAACACCCTAAACAAACATATGATGCTGTATGGTTTGAAGGAACTGCAACACAAATAGGAATTAACTATTACAAATAAAATACAAGGAGAACTTAGAAAAATGGAATACAGAGGTATGGCAACTGATATTCACCACGGAGAAAAACCTGTTGGGGAGTATCAATTCATAACAAGTAATATGCTTGATATTTTCAAACTTCATGGAAACTTGGTTGTTTCTATTAGAAGATTAGATAAAGCATTAAGAAAAATCGCGAAAGTAAAATTTGGAACAACATTCGGTAATATATTCGTTAAAGCCGAAACAAGCAGAGATCCAAAAATGATTACTAAGGTTGGGGAATGTATGAATGAATTATTAAATGAATTGAAAGAGTTATCTGGATATTCTAATATCACATACAGAAAACTACCACCACAAACCGAATTGGAACAAACATGTCTTATATTGGAGGGACGCAAATGAAGATAGCGGACAACTCTGTTAGAGGTGTAATGTTTACTGGAAACATTGATCCATTGATATTTGAATTAAATGGATTAAAATTTCAAGTGGAAGATTCGGTAATGTTAATGCATCATTTAACTAGATATTATGCCATTAAATCATCTATGACTTCAAGTGGAACTTTTTCTTACGCTTCTGTTAGAAGATTAGCGAAAAAAGGTGACACAAAAGTTGAAGACACAATAGGACGATTGTATCAGGAGCTTGAAGAATCTCAAAGATATATTGAATCACATATTGTTAAAGAATAAAGGAAGTGAACTATGGCAGGAGTACAATTAAGAGATTATCAGTACGATGCACTCATGAAGATGAGAAACGGATGTATTCTTAATGGTGGTGTTGGTACTGGTAAATCCATCACCGCTCTTGCCTACTATTATATTAATAATGGTGGTGAGGTGAATACTTCTGGTTATGTAAAAATGAAAGCCAAACCTAAAGATCTTTATATTATTACCACCGCATTAAAAAGAGATAAAGCTGAATGGGAATTGGAATTAACCAAATTTCATATGACTACTGATCGTGAAAAAAGTCGATATAAGCATAATATAATCATTGACAGTTGGAATAATATTAAAAAGTATATAGATGTTAAGGATGCTTTCTTTATATTAGACGAACAACGATTAGTTGGCTATGGGACTTGGGCTAAATCATTCTTAAAGATAGCTAAACAAAACGAGTGGATATTACTTACAGCTACGCCTGGAGACGGTTGGTATGACTATATGACAGTGTTTATAGCTAACGGTTGGTATAAGAATAAGACCGACTTCGAACGCAAGCATGCTGTTTGGTCAAGGTATACCAAATTTCCAAAGATAGAAAGATGGGTTAACGAGGGACGTTTAATTAAGTTACGAAATCATATTCTAATCGAAATGGAAATGGTACGTACAACAACTAGACATAACGAGTATATTATTGCTGACTACAATCGAGTATTATATGCAGAGACAGCTAAGAAACGATGGAATCCTTTTACTGATTTACCCATCGAGAACGCTAGCGAATTCTGTTATATTTTAAGAAAGATAGTTAATAGTGACCCTTCTAGGCTTTATGCCGTAAAGGATATACTCAAAAAGAAACCAAAAGCAATTATATTTTACAATTTTGATTACGAATTGTCTTTACTCAGAAGACTCTTTGGAGATACTCATAAGGTTACAGAAAAAAATGCTGATAAGCAAGACCCTATAACTAAGGAAGATATTCCGTGGGTCCATCTAGTAGATGAGAGAATTGCTAAAGCAGAATGGAATGGGCATAGACATGAACCAGTCCCTAAAGGTAACTACTGGGTATATCTCGTACAATACGCTGCAGGTTCAGAAGGATGGAATTGTATAAGTACTAATACTATTATATTCTACTCTCAGAACTATTCTTATAGGGTTGTTGAGCAGTCTAGCGGACGAACTGACAGAATGAATACACCATTCACGGATTTATATTATTATCACATACGTAGTAATGCCAAGATTGATTTGGCTATACGTGATGCGCAAAAACGTAAGAAAAAATTTAATGAGAAGAAATTCTCACCAATGTTTGAGGAGAACTTAGAAAGGACTAAAACATGAAAAATTTTGAAGAAATGTTAACGGATTCGATAAAAAAATCTCTTTTAGACAAGGCTGATAAATTAATTGAGTCCGAAATTACTAAAATTAGACAAAAATTATGGGAAGAAGCAACTAATGAGATTAATAGAATTACTAATCTTATTGTAGCTACATCATTTGATAATACAGCAACCATGACTAGAGAAATTCATATATCTTTAAAAAGGTAAACTATAACGCAATATTTACATACTTCTTTATAGAGAAGGAGGTAATGACTATGAACGATGTATGCGTTTGTTGTGGAGCTTATGTACCAGAAGGTACTATGGTTTGTAAAGAATGTATCAAGGAAAGTCAGAAACCTAAAGACGAGAAAAAGAAATAGGGTATTCATTTACCCTTGCTCTTTATATTTGTTTTCGCAAAATTTACATTCCTCTTTATAGGAAAAGGAGGATTATAAAATGAAGAAACTTTGGGAAAGATTCAAAAATTTTATATCTAATTTATTCAAAAAGAGAGAAGCCTAACACAGGCTTTTTTCCTTTATTTGTTTGCGCAAATTATACATTCCTTATTATAGGAGGAATGATAAAATGAAGATTAAATTTATTAAAGATTTCCCATCAAATGTAATTGATATTAAACAAGGAGAAATTCATGAAGTTGTTAATAAAAAGGAACCGGATAAATGGAATAATTATACCCGTTACCAAATTAAATTAACAGTCATGAACGCAACCATAAATGTACCAGAAATGTTTGTAGAGGAAGTCAGTTGAAAGATCGCATAGGTCTTTCCTCTTTATATTTACACGCATTAAATACATGTTTTATTATAGAAAAGGAGGATTTAAAAATGAACAAAGAATTGATGAAACAAGTTGCTAAAGGTTTAGTGTTACCAGCATTAGGGTTAAGTGGAGCTATCGTATTAACGGTTCAAAATTTTAAGCTTAGAAGTCAAAACAAAGTATTAATCGCTAAGAGTAAAATGCAAAGTGCAGTAATAGGAATGGCAAACACGATGCTCGATGGTTATAACGAAGCTTTAGAAAATTTGATTGAAGAAAATCAATCATTAAAAGAATCCGCAGTATCTAAAAAGAAGAAAGTCTAACACAGGCTTTTTTCCTTTATATTTTAAAAAGAAGGAGAAATTATGAAAAAACCAGGGCTTATAGTAGCCGCGTACCCAGGAATGGGACAAGAGATTTACACATCGATTTACGATGACTTTGATATTATCAGTTCATATGATTATAACAAAGAAAACGAAGACTGGGCTAAACAGTATGTACAAGACGTACTTAACTGTGTAGAAAATGGTAAATGTAAAGTCTGTTTTATTGACCCTCACAAGGCAGTAATCAAAGAGCTTGGAGACCTAAAGAAACCTTTTATTATTTTCTATCCAGGCACTCCGAAAGACACTACACTACGCACACTAGCCACTTTATATTTTAGAACACCCTATAGTACACTTACCGTGAATACGGGTAAGGCGTTAGCGGACGTGGTACTTAACCACGATGAAAGAATTAAAGAACTTAGGTTATATCCTAACTCAATCCAATTTAGTAATGGGTTTATTAATGAAGAATTAATTAAACAACTTATTGATATGGATGATGAGGGTAGACTTAAAGTAATGAAAGCATTGGGAGTCATGAAGACTACACCCAAATCAGAATTAAAATCTTAAAAGGATATTTGTGTAAAGTAGAATACCACAAACCTCCTTTCAACTGTTCAAGCTAATAAACCTTGTTGAAAGTACAAGGATCTATGAAATCTAGGAGTCCTATTGGGAAGGTAGTCTAGTACTTATTAATCAAATAATAATTGTTTAGGCAAACAGCCACAGACAATTATATTTAAATAGTTTAGGCAAAAAAAAGAAGGAGAATTTAGAAATGGGTAAAATGAAACAATTAAGTATTGATGAGCCGATGATTACATCGGGGTATCTGCATAGAGATCCTAATGCGGATCCAAGAGTTTATATTCTTAATAGTCAACAATTGACTAGAGAATATTTTATTGAACAAGTATTAAAAGATTTATATTTAAACACGGATCGTACCGACATAAGAGAACAACTTGACAATTTATTAAATGATGATAACTTAGGTGAGTTATTATGCATTGGTAAAAATCAGTATATGTCTTATATTCCAGGAGATATTGATGGTGATCCTGAGTATGTTGGTACTATTATTCAAACAGAAAACATTGAAGAAACTTATCCTCTTAAGAAATTTGAAGTTTCGTACGATGTCGAAGTTAAACCCCTAACGCCTGATATTTTTCAACGCGGACGTAAAAAATGGAAAAGAGTTTCTGAAATAGTTGAAGCAACAAGATTCAGAGATGCTAAAGAAATTATTCAAGAAAGATTCAAGAATGACGAAAAAGGACGCAAAATTAAATCAATCGATGTAAGTGAGTTTCGTGGGTAATGGATTATAATCGAAAACACACTCCTTATTACTGTGAGGAATGTGGAATAGAATTATATAAAAAGGGTAGACTATGCCCGGATTGCGCGAACGAACGCAGGAATGCTAATTTATATTCTAAAAAGAAGAAAAGACAGATCGAGGAAGAATCTGGAAAACTTGGGAGACATTCGGGAAAATACTTAGGGAACGGTAGCGGACGATGAGTAAACTAAGAGTATATCGATGGAATTGGTTAGATAAGTTCATGAAGAAATTCTTTAAGAAAAGATATATGAAGACGTGGTTGTATTACCATCCTGAAGTATTCTATGAAGAATTTGATGAGGATGGAACAAGAACTGTAATGATCGATTTGTATGCTGTTTTTGAAATAGACAATCTACCTACTCATGAAGTATTAGATTCCATGATTGATATTTATTACAAAATTAAAAAAATATGATAATAAAAGAAGGGGCTTTAAATACACGGTCTCTTCTTTTTTCGCATATAATACATGTGCTTATATAGAAAGAAAAGGAGGAGATTTAAATGAAACAAACTACTACGAAAGAAGTATTACAGAATATTGTAGAAAGTACGAAGATTGATTCACCACCTTTGTTAGCGTACAAACACAGCAATGGAAAACTTAATGATGCTTGTATACTATTTGAAAGCGAGGAAGCTATGAATGCTGCAGGCGATGTTATACAGCCTGTTGTAGAAAAGTGGATTCGTCAAGAGAAAGTATTGGGTATTGGTTATGGAATGATTGTTGGTAGTATTGTAACAGGTGGGTTATTAATTGGAGGTTTCTATCTTAAACGAAAATACGACAAAAGAAAGAGTAAGGTTAAGGATATTTAACATATCCTTTTCTTTTTTTATTTAGGCAAACAGGGTAATTTTGACCGAAACGTTGCCCGTGAATTTTAGGCAAACAATTTGTGTCACTTTTGTGTCACTTTTGTGTTTTTGTCAATTATTTTTTGAAAGTTTTATGGACTTCGATGCGTTGCCCGTGAAAAAACGTCGTTTGTGTCACTTTTGTGCCACTTTTGTGCCACTTTTGCGATGAAAAGTGACGCAGAAAATAGGGGTAGTTTGCGCAAAAACAGGCCTTGTTTAGGTAAAATTTACCGGGAGTGTATCGATTTGTGTCAATTGTGTCACTTTTTTTCTTATATTAATTTAAAATAAAATAAAAATATAAAATAAACTTGGAAAAATTTTTGACATTTGACACAAGTAGGGCCTCGCAGCAAATACATGGTCTTTTATGGAGAGAAGAGGATAAATGCCGAAATAAACATTTACATTTATTTTTACATTTTATCTAAAAAGAAGGATAGGTAAATATTATGAGAGAAACAGGAAGAAATGGTTATCAAGCTGTTGTTAAAAAGAAACTCAAAAAAGAATTTCCACAATGTGAAGTTCGAAGATTGGACCCTAATGATATTCAAGGAAGTCCGGACTTATTATTAATATGTCCATTAACATGGGCGACTCTGGAAACTAAGGGTTATAAAAATGCAAACAAACAGGCAAATCAACCATACTATGTAAATAAGCATAATGAAATGAGTTTCTCAAGTTTTATATATCCAGAAAATGAATCAGAAGTTTTTGACGGCTTACACAAGCATGTTAAAAAATATGATAAGAAGAAGGAGAACAAAAAATGATATTTAATGATCACAGTAAATTAGAAGGGCAACATGCCTTCCTAGGAGCAAGCACGTATCACTGGTTAAGATGGGATGACGAAACTCTTGAAAAAAGATATTATGGTCAGTACTCACAAATGATTGGTACAGAACTTCACGAGTTGGCAAAAGACTTAATTCAAAACCGAATAAAGTTAGCTAAGAGTGATAAGAAAATTATTGATATTACTTTAGGAAGATTAAACATTCCAAAAGGAGCATATGATTCAGAAGAAATTTTAATTAATTTACTTCCGTTCGTTAACGATGCTATTGGTTTTAGAATGACTCCAGAAGTAATATTATATTATTCAATAAATTGTTTCGGAACAACTGATGCTATTACATTCGATGAATTTAATAAAATTTTAAGAATCCATGATTACAAATCAGGAATAACACCAAGTAAAATGGATCAACTAATGATTTATGCAGCTTTATTCTGTTTGGAGTATAAAAAGAATCCTTTTGATTTTACAACTGAATTACGTATATATCAAAACGGCGAAATTCTAATTATGAATCCAGAACCAACAGAGATTGAAGGTGTAATGAATTTAATAACATCTAAAAATAAATCAATTTTAAAATTTATGGAAAGGGAGTATAGAAGATGAGTGAAAAAGAAAAAGATATTCTAACTGATGATGAAGAGTTACTTCACTATGGTACTCCCAGACATTCGGGTAGATATCCTTGGGGTAGTGGAGATTCTCCATACCAAAGAAGTAGTGACTTTTTAAGCAGAGTAAAAGAACTTAAAGACGAGGGTCTAACCGAATCGCAGATAGCTAAATCTTTTGGAGTTTCAAGTACTCGTCTTAGAGCATTACAATCTTTAGCGAAAAGAGAAAGACGTAATGATATATATTCCAAAGTAAAAACATTAAAAGAAGAAGGAATTAGTAATGTTGAAATTGCTGATAGACTTGGACTTAAAGGTGAATCAACTGTTCGCTCATTATTAAACAAAGAAGCAAAAGCAAGAATGAATATTGCAGATGATCTTGCACAAAATCTTAAGAAGCTTGTCGATGAACGTGGTATGATTGATATTGGTGTAGGAGTACCTAGACAATTACAAGTATCTAAAGAAAAAATGGACCAAGCCATAGAGATATTAAAACTTGAAGGTTATGTTGTTCATGGAAATAGAGTACCACAAGCAACTAACAAAGGTAAATATACAACATTAAAAGTTCTATGTCCACCAGGTACACCACATAAAGCAATTTATAATTATGGAGAAATTAATTCGGTATCAGATGTAACATCACATGATGACGGTAAAACATTTGAAAAAGCATTTCAATATCCTGCTAGTTTAGACTCTAAAAGAATTCAAGTAAGATATAGAGAAGAAGGCGGAGCTGATAAAGATGGTGTTATTGAATTAAGAAGAGGTGTGGATGATATTTCTTTAGGTACATCAAACTATTCTCAAGTTCGTATATTGGTCGATGGTACTCATTATTTAAAAGGTATGGCTGTATATTCAGATGATATGCCTGATGGAGTCGATGTTATATTTAATACGAATAAATCAAAAAGTACACCTAAATTAGATACAATGAAACCTATAAAAAATGATCCAGATAATCCTTTTGGTTCTACCATTAAGGAAACAGGAGGACAATCTTATTGGGTTGATGATAAAGGTGAAAAACATTTATCTGTTATAAATAAAAGATCCGATGAAGGTGATTGGGGAGAATGGTCTAGAGAAATATCTGCACAATTCTTATCAAAACAACCACAAAAGTTGATTGATAGACAAATAAATGAATCTATGCAAGACAAAATAGCAGAATTTGACGAAATCAATTCTTTAACTAATCCAACTGTTAAGAAAGCATTATTGACATCTTTTGCCGATGATTGTGATGCTACAGCTGTAAGTTTAAAAGCGGCTGGGCTTCCTGGAGCAAAGTATAAAGTAATACTTCCAGTTAATAGTTTAAAAGATAACGAAGTGTACGCTCCGCATTTAGATGATGGTTCAGAGGTTGCATTGGTAAGATATCCTCATGGTGGTACATTTGAAATACCTGTGTTAAAGGTTAATAATAGAAATAAAGAAGGTATTAATTTAATGACTGCGCAACCGTCGGATGCTATTGGTATTAATTCAAAAGTTGCTGGTATATTATCCGGTGCTGACTTTGATGGTGATACAGTAATGGTTATACCTACTAATGATAGGATTAAAATTAAATCGTCTCCACCTTTAAAAGATTTAGAAGGTTTTGATACAAAATTAGCATATGGTCCAGATGAAGTTAAAATAGTTAATGGCGAAGAACGTTATTACAGAGGCGGTAAAGAATATCCTATATTAGGAGAAACAAGAACACAAAATGAAATGGGTATTGTATCAAACCTAATTACAGATATGACATTAATGGGTGCCACTAATGATGAATTAGCTAGGGCCGTTAAACATTCAATGGTAATTATCGACGCTAATAAACATAAATTGGATTATAAACAATCTGCTGTAGATAATGGTATTAAAGCACTACATAAAAAATACCAATCTCAGGTTGATCCTGAAACAGGTAAACATCATAAAGGTGCTGCAACATTAATCTCTAAATCTAAATCTAATCAAGATGTTGGTGAAAGAAAACTTGGTCAATTTTATGCCAAAGAGAGTGGTAACACACTAACTTTAATTGATCCAGATAATAAAATTTATTTAGATGAGTTAACTAATAAATTCTATAACGAAAAAGACAAAAGAACTCGATATATAGATCCTAAAACTGGGGAAAAACTATACACGTATACAAATAGAGAGTATATGACTACTGTTTATAATACGGCTTCTGGTAAAAACAGAAAGGTATCTGTAATAGTTAAAGATAATGACCTATTCTATAAAGATGAGAATGGTAAATATGTTAAAGTAACTGATGAAGTCGTAAAAAGACATAGAGCCATGATGAAATCTACCAAAATGGCCGAAACTAAGGACGCTAGAACACTATCGTCAGGAACACCACAAGAAGAGGCTTATGCAGCATATGCTAATCAACTAAAAGCATTGGCTAATGAATCAAGGAAAGCAACGTTAAGTATTATTAATACTCCTTATTCTCCATCTGCTAGAAACGCATATAAAGATGAAGTGGAATCACTAGATCATAAGCTTAATATAGCACTATTAAATGCTCCTAAAGAAAGACATGCTCAAACTATAGCTGCTGCTAATATTAAACTTAAAAAACAAGAGAATCCTAGAATGACTAGTGAAGAAGAAAGTAAACTTAGACAACAAGAGTTAAGTAGAGCTAGAATTAAAGTAGGTGCTTCTAGAAGAGAGATAGAAATCACTCAAAAAGAATGGGATGCTATTCAAGCAGGTGCTATAAGTACTCATAAATTAGAGCAAATAATGGCTAATGCTAATATAGAAGTGCTTAGAAAGTTTGCTATGCCTAGAACAACAATCACATTAAGTCCTGCTAAGATAAGAAGAATAGAAAATATGGCTAGATCTGGTTATACATCATCAGAAATAGCAAGAGCATTAGGTGTATCTGTAACAACCGTTACTAATACATTGAAAGGAGAATAGGGTTATGACTAATAATGTAAATAAAAACAAAGAATTACGTGTCACCACAGTCGACAATCCATATAATCCATTCACACATTGGGAACAATGGCTATTATTCGACATTAATGCAGGCTATAATACATGTGGTAGATTAGCTAGTGTCACGTTCTTACATGAATCTATGACTCATGCTGAAATCTATGAAGAAGTTAATCATGGAATAGATGAGCTAATTAAAACAGGTTCAATAGACAAACAAGGAAACATTGTTGAGTATAAGAAAGTGATTAAGTAAATACTATCAATATAATTGTAAAACAAAATTAAATAATAATTGTTAACACAAATTAGTTTCATAAGAACTAGATTCAACGTTAACAGTTATACAATCGATGTCTGTCACACATAAGTGGCTACCGTGGGGGGTCTCGAAAAAATCACACCCCCTACAGCATCGCCCCGCCCTTAAAAATTCCTCCGGGGGAATATTTTGAGATAGGGGACCCACTTTAAGTATCTACTCAGGTATATAGGCTCAGGCATGTAAAGGGATTTTCTTCTTTCTAAGTTCTCCTTTCCTTCTAAAACCCATTAGAATAATGCACTAAGTGCTATATATCTGATTAGATACTTAAAGAAACTATACCGAAAGGAGGGGCAACATGTCTCGAACTAGCAAAAAAGTACAAGTGACTGACGTTAATACAAAACGTAAGGTCATGCGTCCTGCGTTAACGCCAGAGGCTGACGAACAACAAATGATATCACTTGCAATTGACTTGGCTAAAAAGCAGTTGCTAGATGGTACTGCCTCTTCTCAGGTGATAACACACTATTTAAATCTTGCTTCAAGTAAAAAGAAACAAGAATCAGAAATAATGGAATTACAAAAAGAATTATTAAAAGCAAAAACCGAAGCTCTCAGATCAACAGCGGTTATCGAAGAGTTATACACAGAAGCTATCAAAGCCATGCGTGTATATTCTGGTAAAGAGGAGAGTGAAGATTCACATGGCGATTATTAGATCATATACTGAACTATCACAATTAGAAACATACGAAGAAAGATTTGATTACCTATCTTTAGGTGGTCGAGTGGGCGAAGATACATTTGGATTTGACAGATACCTTAACCAACAACTATACAAATCAAAAGAATGGAAAATGGTAAGGGATGCTGTTATAATTAGAGATCAAGGTTGTGATCTTGGTTTGGAAGGGTACGATATATTCGGAACGATATATGTACATCATATGAATCCTTTAAAACCAGAAGACATAATAGATTCAACGGACTATCTTTTTAATCCGGAGTATTTAGTATGCGTGTCATTAGATACACATAATGCGATACACTATGGAACAAAAGATTATGTCAATAAAAACTCAGTAATAACAAGGACTAAGAATGATCATTGTCCTTGGAAAAAATAAAAAAAAAGGAGAGAAGAAAATGGCTAAGTCAACTAAAAAAGAAACAAAAGAAGTTTTAGAAGAAACAACCGTAGAAGAAGTAAAAGAAGCAGCTCCTGTGGAAGTTGAAGAAAATACTACGGCTGATGCTGAACCTGTTTCAGTAGAAAAAGAAGAAGTTGTGGAGGAAGATTTACCACCTCATGTAGATGTTAAACCGGATCCTGCACCAAAATCTAAATCTTTAGGTAAAACAACTGGTGTTGTAGTTAATTGTAATGCTTTAAGATTACGCGAAGGCGCAAATATTAAAACAAGAGAATTAGCTCAAATTCCTGTTGACACAAAAGTTGAAATTAATCTTGATAATTCAACCGAATCATTCTATGAAGTAACCTATCAAGACGGTGCAAACCTTTTAATTGGATTCTGCGTTAAACAATTTATTAAAGTAGGTTAATACTATGGTTGAATCAATACTCGAAACAATTAAAAAGATGTTGGGGTTACCAAAAGATTATGACTCTTTTGATACTGATATTCTAGTTCACATTAATACGGTACTTAGTAACCTTACTCAAATGGGTATTGGTCCAGAAGAAGGTTTTACTATAACCGGTTATGATGAAACGTGGTCTCAGTTTGTAACATCAGATCCATTAAAAACTCAACAAATAAAATCTTACATTTATCTAAAAGTAAAAACTATGTTTGACCCAACAGCAAACTCCAATGTTGCCGAAGCGATTAACAATAGTATTACAGAATTAGAGTATAGATTATATATTGAGGAAGAAAATAGTAGGTATGCAGAATCCTTGCTAGAAGAGGAGGTAACTACAGATGAATAAAACATATTTGATTCATCATGGAATTAAGGGTCAAAGATGGGGTGTTAGACGTTTCCAAAATCTTGATGGGTCTTTAACGGCGGCTGGAAAAAGACGTTATGGTGATCCAAATGAGCATGGGAACACAATCTCTAATAGAGAGGGTAAAAAACAACTCCATAGAGACTATAAAAAAGCCGATGCAACAGCAGCCGAAGCAGTTCTTTCAGGAACATCGAAAGTATTAAATGATGCTGGTAATGCCGTTGGAAATATTGGTAAAAATAAATCAAAAGTTGTAAATACTCATGATTATAGTAAAATTTCAGATGATGAATTAAGAAAAAGAATTAATCGTCTTAATATGGAACGTAATTATGGAGAATTAACTGGTGATGCTAAAAGAGTTAGAACAGGCGCTGATTGGACAAGAGAAGTTCTTCAAACAACTGGCGCTATAGCAGGTGTTGCTGCAACTGTAGCACTTACTGCAAAAACAATTTATGATATCAAACTTGGAAAAAGTTCTGGTAAGAAGGGCGGTAATTAATTATGAATAAAACATACATAGCCCATCATGGAGTTAAAGGTCAAAAATGGGGTATTAGACGTTATCAAAACGAAGACGGTTCACTAACCCCAGCCGGAAGAAAGAGATATGACGTCAACGAAGACGGGACTGTTAATATGAAAAGTAAATATCGCAAAAAACAAAACACAAGAGGTCTTGTTAAATCTGCGGTAGGTACGGCCCTCGTTACAAAAGGTGTTGCTGATATTGCTATTGGTAAGAAGAATAAAGTAAACTTTACTTCCAAATCCGGTAAAAAAACTTTAAGTAAAGCGATATTTGCCATGACGTTAGGTGCTGTAGTAGTATCATCAGGAGTTAAGAATTTTATTAACTCCAATAAAAACAGAACATTTAATACAACGGGAATGGGGGCTACGCCAGAAAATTTCACTGGTAAGCCAAAAACCAGAGCTCAAGTATTAGCTATTCAAAACAGAAATCAAAAGAAAAAGTAGTGTGACCGACTATGGCATTATCTAATACAGCAACGCCAAAGTATTATGGTGAATTTAGAGAAGCCGTACTTAGAGGTGATATACCTGTATGTAGGGAAATCTCTATGGAAATGAATAGAATAGATGATTTAATCGATAATCCGGGTATATATTATGACGATCTAGCAATAAATGGTTTCATTGAATATTGTGAAAAAGAATTAACACTTACTGACGGATCAGATTTAAAAATGTTAGACTCATTTAAATTATGGGCCGAGCAAATATTTGGTTGGTATTATTTTGTTGAACGAAGTGTCTATATTAAGGGTTCCAAAGACAAACATGGTAGATATGAAAAGAAGATGATAAAGAAAAGATTGATTAATAAACAATACTTAATAGTCTCAAGGGGAGCTGCTAAGTCAATGTATGGTTCAGTCTTACAAAGTTACTTCTTAAATATCGATCCGACAACCACATATCAAATAACAACCGCTCCAACAATGAAGCAAGCTGATGAGGTTATGTCTCCAATAAAAACTTCAATAACAAGAGCAAAAGGTCCTTTGTTTAAATTCTTAACAGAGGGATCTTTACAGAATACCACAGGATCAAAAGCAAATAGGGTTAAGTTAGCATCCACTAAAAAAGGTATTGAGAACTTTTTAACAGGTTCAATACTTGAAATAAGACCGATGAGAATCGATAAACTGCAAGGTTTACGATGTAAAGTAGCAACAATTGACGAGTGGTTATCTGGAGATGTTAGAGAAGATGTTGTTGGTGCTATCGAACAAGGTGCGACCAAAGTAGATGACTATTTAATTGTAGCAATGTCTTCTGAAGGTACCGTTCGTAATGGATCTGGCGATACAATCAAAATGGAATTATTAGACATCTTAAAAGGTGAATATGTTAACCCACATGTATCCATATTTTATTATAGATTGGATAGTATTGAGGAGGTTGGCGATCCTGAGATGTGGATCAAAGCAAATCCTAATTTAGGTAAAACTGTTTCATACGAAACTTATCAACTAGATGTCGAAAGAGCCGAAAAAGCTCCCGCTGTTCGAAACGATATTTTAGCAAAAAGATTTGGTATACCAATGGAAGGATTTACTTACTATTTTACATATGAAGAAACATTACCACATCCCAAGAAATCTTTCTGGGGTCTTCCATGCGCATTGGGTGTTGACTTATCACAAGGTGATGACTTTTGTGCGTTTACGTTCTTATTCCCATTAAGTAATGGGGAATTTGGTATAAAAACAAGAAGTTATGTAAGTGAATTTACATTACAAAAATTACCAATGGCAATGAGAGTTAAATATGAAGATTTTATGAGAGAAGGTTCCCTAATTATAATGGATGGAACAATCCTTGATATGATGGTAGTATATGAAGACCTAGACAATCATATAGCTAAAGAAAATTATGATGTAAGATGTCTTGGGTTTGACCCATATAACGCTAAAGAATTTGTCGAAAGATGGCAAACAGAAAATGGTCCGTATGGGATAGTTAAAGTTGTTCAAGGAGCAAGAACAGAGTCGGTTCCTTTGGGCGAATTAAAGAAATTAGCCGAAGAAAAACGACTTTTATTCGATGAAGAATTAATGACATTTGCTATGGGTAACTCTATTACGTTAGAAGATACTAATGGTAATAGAAAACTCTATAAAAAGCGAAGAGAAGCAAAAATAGACAATGTTGCGGCTATGATGGACGCGTTCATTGCTTATAAACATAATAAGGAGGCGTTCGAATGACATGAATAAAACATACATAGCCCATCACGGAATCAAAGGACAAAGATGGGGCATTCGTCGTTATCAGAACGAAGATGGCTCCCTCACTCCTGCTGGTGTGCGAAGATATCAGAAGTTAGATGAAAAATGGGTTCGAAAAAAATCCGATAAAGTTTATAGGAAAGCCGCAAAAGAATCCAGAAAAGAAATGAAAGAATTTTTGTATATACTTCAAAAGAACAATCCAAATGCAGGAAAAAGAACTTTGATTAACATGTATAATAAGAAATTAGCTGAAGTTATGAGAACAAAAACAAAAGATATAACATCACCTTCGGGTAAAGTTATAGAATGGGTTGCTAAAAGAGGACAAGTTGGAGTTCATATGGCATTAGCCGATAGAGGTTATGACATGAGTAAATTGAAAAACGGAGTTTGGGCTGATGGAAGAGTAGCGTACAAAACCAAGAAAGTAGATATGCAAAATGCGAAAGGTGGAGGATAATAATGAGTGTACTTGATAGATTAAAACATGCCTGGAACACATTCGTTAGCGAAGAAAAGTCCGAGCCGATTAGCTATTACGACTTGGGATACTCATCTTCATTTAGACCAGACAGAGTAAGATTCTCAAAAGGGAATGAGAAATCTATAGTAACAGCAATTTATAATAGAATAGCAATAGACTGTTCAACCGTTCAGATGAAACATGTAAAAATTGATCATGATGAAAGATTTTTAGAAACCGTTGACTCTGGATTAAATAATTGTTTAACTGTAGAGGCAAATAAAGATCAACAATCTAGGGCTTTTATTCAGGACATTGTGATGTCGTTATTTGATGAAGGTTCTGTTGCAATTGTTCCAATTGACACAACTGTTAATATAAAAAAAGGAAGTTTCGATATTAATAGTATGCGAACTGGAAAAATCCTTCAATGGTATCCCGACCATATAGAGGTTGAAGTCTATAATGACAGAAAAGGTATAAGAGAAAACCTTAGACTTCCTAAAAAATCTGTCGCGATAATTGAGAATCCTCATTATGCAGTTATGAATGAGAAGAACTCTATATTACAAAGATTAATAATGAAATTGAACATACTGGATGTAATAGACCAACAGTCTGGATCCGGTAAGTTGGATTTAATAATTCAGTTACCATATGTAGTAAAAACTGATGCCAGAAGAGCTCAAGCTGATAAACGTCGTAAAGACTTAGAAGATCAGTTATTTAACTCTAAGTATGGTATAGCCTATACAGACGGTACTGAAAAAGTAACACAACTAAATCGTTCCGTAGAAAACAATCTACTTAAACAAATTGAATATTTAACGAGTATGCTAAACGGCCAGTTAGGAATCAATGAGTCGATATTAGATGGATCTGCAGACGAAACAGTTATGTTAAACTATATGAATAGGACAATCGAACCTATTTTAGCAGCTATAAGTTTAGAATTTAATAGAAAATTCTTAACAAAAACTGCTAGAACTCAAGGTCATACTATCAAGTATTTCAACGATCCTTTCAGATTAGTTACGGTAACAAACTTGGCTGAAATAGCCGATAAGTTCACAAGAAACGAAATAATGACTTCAAATGAAATGAGACAAGTTATTGGTATGAGACCGATTAAGGATCCAAAGGCGGATGAACTTCGTAATAAGAATCTTAATCCGGGTGAAAAACAAGAGATTGTCACAAAAGAAACAGAGGTTATTAAAGAACCCCCGATAACATCGGATGGTAAGATTGGAGAAAATCAAAATGGACAATAAGTGGGATTTTAAAGGTTGGGCCACAAGACATAATGTCAAATGTGGCGACGGACGCGTCATCAAAGAAGGCGCTTTTCAACACAATGACAAACAAACTGTCCCTTTAGTTTGGAACCATAACCATAAAGATGCTGATAATGTATTGGGCCATGCTTTACTAGAGTATAGAAAAGATGGTGTGTATGCTTACGGCAAATTCAATAACACAAGCCAAGGGCAAAATGCTAAAGAATTAGTTCGTAATGGCGATATAACAGCACTATCTATATACGCTAATAAACTTAAACAAGATAAAAATGATGTTCTACATGGAAACATTAGAGAAGTTAGTCTTGTTTTAGCTGGAGCTAATCCAGGGGCCTATATTGAAACAGTATTATTTCATGGTGATGGTAAAGAACCCGAAGGGGTTATTATTTGGAATAACGCTGATCTAGAGTTAACTCACTCTGAGGATGATCAGGATGATCCAGAAATTATTAAAAAAGATTTAGAGGATCCTAAAGATCCGGAAGCTAAAAAAGATCTAGAGGATCCAAAAGATCCAGAAGATAAAAAAAAAGAAGAAATCAATCATTCCGAGGAGGAGAAAGAAAAAATGGCAAAAGAAGCTAAAGATAAGACCATTCAAGAAGTATTTGATACCTTGAATGAAGAACAACAAACTATGGTGCATGCTTTAATCGCATTAGCATTGGATGAACAAGAAGAAGATAAAGACGGAGGTCAGAAAGAAATGAAACAAAACGCATTCGACAAAGATTTAGAGAAGGACGAAAACGTTCTTACACATGCTGAATTCACAGAAGCATTAAACGATGCTAAGAGAACTGGATCTCTAAAAGATGCATTCTTAGCGCATGGTATCGAAAACATTGATACATTATTCCCTGAAGTACAAACATTAAACAAAACTCCTGAATTAATTTCAAGAGATATGGAATGGGTAGCTACAGTTATGGCTGGAGTTTCTAAATCACCATTCTCAAGAGTTAAATCAACAGCTGCTAACATTACAGCAGATGAAGCAAGAGCAAAAGGTTATGTTAAAGGTGCTCAAAAGGTTGAAGAAGTTATTGCATCTCTTAAGAGAACAACAACTCCTCAAACAGTATACAAATTCCAAAAACTTGATAGAGACGATGTAATTGACATCACTGATTTCGATGTAATCGTATTTATGAAAGCTGAAATGAGAGTAATGCTTAATGAAGAATTAGCAAGAGCATTCTTAATTGGTGATGGACGTTCAGGTGCAAGTCCTGATAAGATTAACCCTCTTAACATTCGCCCAATTTACGGCGATGACCCAGTTTATACAGTAGTTAGAACTTTAACTCCTGCACCTACAGATACAGCTGCTAAGAAAGCTAAAGCATTTATTCAAGACATCATCAGATCTAGAAAATTCTACAAAGGTTCTGGTAACCCATCATTATTTACAACTGAAGATCAGTTAGTAGAAATGTTATTATTAGAAGACACTAATGGTAGAGTAATCTATGACACAATCGATAAATTAAAAACCGCATTACGTGTTAAATCAATCGTTACTGTTCCTGTAATGGAAGGTACAAACCGTGTAGTCGGAGAAGACCAATTCGATCTTTTAGGTATCCTTGTAAACTTAGCTGATTACAATGTTGGTGCTGACAAAGGTGGTCAAGTAACAATGTTTGAAGATTTCGATTTGAACTTCAATAAACACGAATACCTAATTGAAACTCGTTGTTCAGGAGCATTAAAGAAACCTTATAGTGCAATCGTATACGAATCTAAAGGTGCTGTCGTAGCTGGTTAATCCAGTTTAGGCAATAATTCAAAATGGGAAAATATCATGGGTTCATAGGGTATGGTGTGACCGAAGAAACAAAGCCGGGTGTATGGACTAATACAATTACTGAAAGAGAAGCTTTCGGTGATGTTATGAGAAATGACAAAAAATCTGAGAATCCTGGTCAAGTGAATGATAACATTGTTGTCAATTTACAGATCAGTTTCTTAGCCGACCCATATGCCCTGCATAATTTCCACCTAATTAAATACGCTACGTACTTGGGCGCTAAGTGGAAAGTTTTATCAGCTTCCGAGCAGCGCCCGAGACTAGTATTGACTTTAGGGGGTTTATATAATGATGAATGACAGCAGGCTTAAACTGCATGCGGATTTAGTAGAAATCCTCGGATCAAATAGCGTCTATTTTCAACCCCCAGAGTCAATAAAAATTAATTATCCGGCAATAATTTATTCAAGATCTGAGATTGAGAATAGACATGCGGGTGATAATATTTATGACAAAACAATTAAGTATAAAGTTGTCGTGGTCGATCATGATCCAGACAGCGAAATAGTTGAAAAAATGTCAAATTTCAAATTTGCAGTGTTTGATCGCCACTATGTGGTTAATGGTTTAAACCATGATCAATTTACAATTAGTTATAAAAAATAAAAATAAAAGGAGACTAAAATTATGCCTAAAATAGTTTGGGATAAAGCAGGAGAAAGATTCTGGGAAACCGGTGTTTCTAAGGGTGTCTTATTTCCTATGTCAGCAGTGCCTGGCACATACGACGATGGTGTCGCATGGAATGGTTTAGTAAATGTTACACAAAGTCCTACAGGGGCAGAAGCGTCTGCATTATATGCTGACAATATTAAGTATTTAAACTTAATGTCAGTTGAAGAATTAGAAGCTTCAATTGAAGCATACACATATCCTGATGAATTCGGTGAATGTGATGGTTCAGCAGCAATTGCACAAGGTGCAAAAATTGGTCAACAAGCTCGTAAGATGTTTGCTTTGGCTTATCAATCAAAAATTGGAAATGATTTAAATCCAGAATTGGGTTATAAGATTCATATCATCTATGGATGTATGGCTGGACCTAGTGAAAAATCTCATGACTCTGTCAATGATAGTCCTGAAGCAATGACTTTCAGCTGGGATTTAACAACTACTCCAGTAGAAGTTCCAGGTTTTAAACCTACTGCTTCAATCGAAATCGATTCGACTAAAACTGATCCTACTAAATTAGCTTCTTTAGAAGATATTCTTTATGGAACAGACTTAGCAGCAGCTAGATTACCATTACCTGAAGAAATTATTACAGTTCTAGGAACTGTTCAAGGGTAATAAATAATTAAAAATTAAATGTATAAATTAATGGGGATTGTAACACTGATTGCAGTCCCTTTTAATTTTTTTAACAAAAACTATAAAAAATAAAAGGAGAACATAGAAAATGTTAGTAAAAAAAGTAAAATACACAGATTACAAAGGTAATCAAAGAGAAGAAGAATTATATTTTAATTTATCAAAGGCAGAAGTTGCCGAAATGGAATTAAGCCATCAAGGTGGTCTTTCCGAAAAAATTAATAGAATCGTTGCTACACAAGATAGCAAAGAAATCATTGAATTATTTAAAGATTTAATTGTAAAATCTTATGGTGTAGTATCAGATGATGGTAGAAGATTTATTAAGAATGATCAACTCAGAGAAGAATTTGTTCAAACAGAAGCTTACTCTGAATTATTTATGGAATTAGCTAGTGACGCTGATGAAGCTGCTAAATTTGTTAATGGTATCATTCCTCAAGTTGAAAACAAAAAACAAGTAACAACAAAATAAACTAAAAAGGAGAAAAAGGAATGCTTACAATTAATATTCCCTCAAAGAGATTTTGGGACTCAAAAAATGAAGTATTTATTAATTTAAAAGAACGTACTTTAACGTTAGAGCATTCCTTAGTCTCTATTTCAAAGTGGGAAGCCAAATGGCATGAACCATTTATTAGTGATAAAAAGAAAACTCAGGAACAAACGGTTGATTATATAAAATTTATGACTCTAACCCAAAATGTAGACGACTTGGTTTATTTAGGTCTAACTCAAGAAAATTTTAAAGAAATAAGCGAGTACATAGATAACAAAATGACTGCCACATGGTTCAGTGAAAACAAATATTCGCCGCCCGGTCCTGTTAAAAAAGAAGTTATAACAAGTGAACTTATTTATTATTGGATGATAACTTTAAACATACCATTTGAATGTCAAAAATGGCATTTGAATAGATTGTTAACTCTTATTAAAGTATGTAATGCAAAGGCCAAATCCGCTAATAAAAAGGTTAACAAAAGGGATGTATTATCCAAGAATGCCGAATTAAACGCGGCTAGAAGAAAGAAATTAGGTACTTCTGGATAAAAATTTAAAAGAAGGGACTTCGCGATATGTTAAAAATAAGAACCAAAGGCAATTGGGATAGGACCGATAAGTTTTTTAAGAAGTCCGTACGAATAACTGAAATTGACGATATTACGACTCTTGCTGAAAGATGTATAGAGCGTTTAAAAGAAGCAACTCCTAAAGATTCTGGGTTAACAGCCCAATCATGGAGTTACGAGATAGTAAAGGATCGTGGAAAGAAAACTTTATACATAACTAACTCAAATGTTCAAAATGGTGTAAAAATTGCATTATTATTAGAATTTGGGCACGCCACAACAGGTGGCACATGGGTAGAAGGTCAAAACTTTATAGGTCCGATAACACAAAAAGAATACAATAAAATACTAAGCGAAACTTGGAAGGAGTTGAAAAGACTATGAGTAAGTTTGTAGATGAACGCGTTGTTGAAATGTCGTTTGATAATAAACACTTTGAGAAAAATGTAAAAACAAGTATGAGTACCATCGATAAACTTAAAAATAGTTTAGACTTCTCTGGTACAGCTAATAGTATTAATAAGGAATTTAATAGTATCTCCACGGGTGGTTTATCATCCGCGATAATGAGTGCCAAAGCAAGTTTTACAGCATTTGAAGTGGCAACAATCGCTGCTATAGCTAACATTACCAATAGAGTTATTGACCTAGGTATTCAAATGGTTAAATCCCTAAGTACAGATAATATTGGCGCTGGTTGGCAAAAATTTGGACAAGCTGCAATTAGTGAGGCAACTCTATTAGCGCAAGGATTTGAACAAACTGATGTAACAGAAACATTAGAAAAACTATTATGGTACTCTGATGAGACTTCATATTCATTTACAGACATGGTTGATAACATGTCTAAATTTACAGCATCTGGACAAGGATTAGAAGAATCTTCTAGAGCTATGATGGGTATTGCAAACTGGGCAGCATTGTCTGGTCAGAATGCTGGAGTAGCAAGTAGAGCTATGTATCAGTTATCACAAGCGATGGCTGCTGGTTCTGTAAGATTAATGGACTACAAATCTATACAAAATGCCAACATGGATACTAAAGAATTTAGAGAAACTGTGTTAGCAACAGCAGTTGCAATGGGTGAATTAACACAAAATGTTGATGGAACCTATACAACAATGACTGGTAAGACATTTAACACAGGTCAATTTACTACTGAGCTTGATGAATTATGGTTTACTTCAGAAGTATTAATGAAGAGTTTAGATAAATACTCTTCTGGTTCTGAAAAACTTTATGAAAAAATAGGCGAAGATAGTGAAATAGTAACCGCGTCACAAGCTATTGAAAAATACGGTGATGAGTTAGACGAGTTTGAATTGAAAGCTTTCTTAGCAGCTCAAGAAGCAAGAACGTTTAAAGATGCAATTGTCGCAATACAAGATGCCGTATCTTCTGGTTGGTTAAATGTATTTACACAAATATTTGGTAGTGTTGCAGAAGCTAAAGTATTATGGACAGACTTTGCAAATGGTCTTTATGACGTCTTTATGGATGGTATGTGGAAGAAAATCGACGTACTTAGTATTTGGGCCGAAAACAATGGTAGAGATGATTTGTTTGCAAATACAGAGGAAAATACCGGTGCTTTCTGGAACTTATTTAACGCAATAGTAGCTATTAAAGATCTCATAGGGGGATCTTGGCAAAAAGTATTTGGATTCTCTGATCTTGAAGAATATGATGATCAAGTTCAAGATATAGCAACTAAACTTAAAACTCTTACTGAAAATCTAAAAGAGTGGACCGAAGGTTTATTCTTATCACAAGAAGCAACTGAGACATTAACAAACATTTTTACTGGTTTATTCTCAGTATTAAAAATAGTAGGACAAACTATAATAGCTGTTTATAAAGGTGTATCTCCTTTATTAGAATTATTGAAACCGTTATTAGCATATGTTCTTGGGGCTTTAGGATTAGTTGGAAAAGAGATAACTCAATTCTCTGAAACAACCACTGTATTTGAAAGAATAACCGCAACTCTAGAAAAATTCTCTTATGGAATAATTGAGTTTGTAAAAAGTTTAGAATTATTAGAAGGAGTTAAAATAATAATTGACTCGTTTAAGAAATCTTTAAATGAAGTTCTTGGTGATACAGATGCAAAAGTTGTTTCTGTTAATAGTTTTAAAACTGTTATAGAAGCTCTATCAAATGCATTTAAATGGCTTGGAAGTATTATAACAACATATGTGATACCTTATTTGCCTAAACTATTTGATTTATTAGGAAGAGGTTTGGGGTTAGTAGTAGGGTCTATTATTAATTTTGGTATATATGTTGGTGAATTAATAACGAGATTTAGAGAATGGGCTAAAACTAATGTAACATTTCAAAATGGTATTTTAAAGTTAAAGAATGTTTTATCTGTAATAGGTAATGCATTTAAAACCTTAGTAAATAATATTAAAGAGTTCTTTAGTTCGTTCGATAAAGATAATATGAAACCTGTAGGTAAATTTAGTGGCAATCTTGAGAAAGAATTCACGCCATTAAAGACTTTTATTGAAGGTTTAAGTAATTTATTTAAAGGATTATGGCACTTACTACAAGCTGTTATACCAGCAATAGGTGTTCTATTTACCTTTGTGGGGAAAGCATTATCTTACATAGGTGACAAATTAAAAGAAATATTCACAGCTGGCGATGGGGACATTAATTTCAAAAGAATTTTTACAATAGGTTTCTGGTCGGTTGTTGCGGTAGGTATTTATAGATTTGCAGACATGCTTAGATCAATTACTAAAGTATTTACAGATGCGTTTGATGGCATGTTTGATTATTTTAATTCAAAAGCTATGAAAAGCTATATGGAAGCTATAAAAACTATGGCTATAAGTATCTTACTCATGGTTGGCGCGTTGTTAATACTTGGTTCTATGGACGAGTCTGTTCTTAAGAAAAGTTTGTTAGCAATGACAGCACTGGTTGGTTTTATCGTTGGAACAATGATTCTAATGAAAAAACTAATAATTGGAACTTCGACACTTACAAAATCTGGTGGAATATTTAAAGGAATTAAAGACATGTCCACCACTCATTCGAATTTGGCAGGGTTGGCAGCAGCATTCATCGGTCTTGGCGTGGCAATATTATTATTGGCCACATCATTAAAAATGATTAATAAGATGAATCCAGACGAAATGATGCGAAGTCTAGGAATAATTGCAATAATGATGGTTATGATGGTTTCTGTCATGAAGGTCGTTGGTAAAAGTGAAAAGGGTGTTAATAAAGCAGTTAAATCAATGGTTAAAGTTGCTATTTCAGTTGCATTATTAGCAAAACCATTACGTATTATAGGTTCTATTGATACCGAAACTGGTATTAAAGGTTTGATTGGTATAGCATCACTGATGACAATATTAGTGGCGTATTCTCGATTTTCTAAGTCAATCGATAATTCTCAAAAGCCTGTATATGGACTAATTTCAACAGCCATAGCATTAACAATGCTTATTGTTCCATTAAAAGTTATAGGTGGGATGGATATTGGGACACTCATTAAAGCAGGAAGTTCTATATTAGGATTATTTGTTATATTTGCTGCGATGGGTAAAATAGTTTCTGTTGAAGATTCTATGAAATTAAAAGATATTACAAAGAGTCTAATAGGCGTTGCATTCGCTCTTGGTTTATTTGGTGGAGCTATGCTAGTCGTTGGACTTAATGATTGGGAATCAATGGGTAAATCCGCAGCTTCAATAGTTGGGGTATTTACTATAATGATACTCATGAATAAAGTTTTAGGCAAACAATTAACTAAGCCTAGAGTAACTAATATGACCAATACTATAAAATCTTTAAGAGGTGTTGCAGTTGCATTAGCCATGTTAGGTGTATCAATGTTGATTGTTGGATTAAATAATTGGAATTCAATAGCAAAAACCATAGCGACATTAATAGGAGTTCTTGGGACCTTGGTTGTCATGAATAAAGTTTTAGACAAACAATTAACCAAACCTAGAGTTCGTAATATGTCCAAGATAATTTGGATGTTAATTCCGTTATCGGTAGCATTATCTTCATTTGGTATTTCCATGCTAATAGTTGGTAGTGTTCCATGGGATAAAATAGTTAAATCATTAGTAGCTATAGGAAGTATAATGGCGGTGTTAGTGTTAGTAGATAAAGCTTTAAAAGCTAGTGGAACAAGCGCTATGTCAATGTTAACACTTAGTGGTGCTTTAATATTACTAGGTGGGGCAATGTTAGTTTTAAGTTTAGGTCTATTAGCATTAGGAAGTATCCCAATCAAAACACTGGCTATAGCTTTAGGTGCTTTAGCAGCGACCTTGGTTGTTTTAGGTTTAGCTGCATGGGCTTTAATGGCAACTGGGACAACAGCCGCATTACTCGCATTATCAGTGACAATGGTTATATTCTCAGGTGCGGTGTTCTTATTAGCTGCGGCATTAACCATGTTCGTAGGAGTTATGGCAGTATCTTCAGCAGCTTTTGCAGCAGGACTCATTGCGATGTCCGGAGCATTAGTGGTTGCAGCCCCTATGATGATGAAAGCATTATGGGCCTTAGTAGAAGGTATATTGCAAGTAGTAATAAAATCTATACCTTTGCTGGTTGAAGCGCTAAAAACACTAGTATTAGAATTATTATTAGCAATAGATTCTTTAGTTGAACCGCTTATGAACACAATTGAAACATTATTGTTTGGTATATTAGAAACATTAAATACGTTAATGCCTACAATTGTTGAAACTTTATTAAATTTAGCGACTCGCTTACTTGAAGGGCTTAATACATTATTCCCTAAAGTATTAGAATCTCTTGTGTCATTTATAACACAGTTATTAGATGCTTTAATTATTAATGTCCCAATATTTGTCAATAAGTTAGTAGACATGTTTATTGGGTTGATTAGAGCGTTAAGAGAAAGAGCACCAGAAGTAATGATGGAAATGGGTCTTTATATTGTAGACCTTGTGGACGGAGCAGTAGCAGCTTTAGTAATGTTAATACCTAGAATGGTGAATGCCGGTTTTAATTTAATAATCGGTTTGATCGATGGTATTGGAACAGCTATAGTCGAGAGAGCTCCTGAATTAAGAGAAGCAATTGTTAGATTCTGTCAAAATATTTGGGATGCGATATTGGCATTCTTTGGAATTAACTCACCGTCAACTAAGATGATGCAAGTAGCAACAAACCTAATAGCTGGTCTTGTTCAAGGTTTATGGGGTGGTTTAGGAGGATTAATTTCCAATATTGGTCAATGGGCTGGGCAAGTCCTAAATAGTATCAAGAATGTATTTAACCAAGCTTGGAGCATGGGTAAAGACTTAATTAACAACATAGGAAACGGCGCAAAGAATGTATGGAATTCAACTAAGAGTTGGTTTAGCGGTGCTGCTAGTGATATAGGTTCTTTCTTTAAAAACACAGCCACGTCAATGACTTCTAAAGGTAAAGAAATATTTAATAATCTTAAATCTGGCGCATCGAATGTTGTATCAAGTGTAAAATCTTGGTTTAGCACAAAAGCTTCAGATATAGGTGGATACTTTAGCAACATAGCTGGATCTATGAAAGAAAAAGGTAAGAGTATATTTAATAACCTTAAATCCGGAGCAAGTGGTATATGGTCAAGTGTAAGCTCATGGTTTAGGACAAAAGCATCAAGTATAAGTAGCTCGTTTAAGAACAAAGTTGATACAATGAAAACCGTTGGTGGAGACTTAATCGACGGGTTAAAATCTGGTATGAAAGAAACCGGTGAAAAAATTAAAGATACTGTTGAAGATGTTGCTGGAAAAGTTACTGGTTGGTTTAAAAACGTATTTGGTATCAATTCGCCTTCTAAAGTATTTGCTGAAATGGGTATGTTCTTAGATCTTGGTTTAGCCAAAGGTATAAAAGATCACTCTGATTCAGCTTATGATGCTGCTCAAGGTCTTGGTGATGATACAGCAGAGGGTATGGAGAAATCTGGACTCTCAAAAGTATTAACTGATTTAAATAAATCATTAGAATCTGACTTTGATAATGAGGTTGTTATTAGACCTGTATTGGATCTGTCAGAAATTCAAAATGGAAAAAATAGACTATCTAATATGATGTCTGATGTTGATTCTTATGATATATCAGGGTCTAATTCGATAGCAAACAGGACTAGAGATGAAATAAATAGAGATTCTAATAGATCTTTAGGTAATTCAAAAGATGGTTCTGGTCAAGGTGTCTCTAATTCCGAAGTAATAAACAATACGTTCCATATAACAGGAGCTAATGCTAAGGAAATAGCAGACGAAGTTTCAAGAGTATTACAAATTCAAGTAGATAGGAGAAAAGCAAAATGGGCACTATGATATTCAATGGCATCTCCACGGTAGACGCAGGGGTCGTAATTCAGACCCCTCCTGTTTACGAATTCCCGACTAAAAGGATGGACGTTATACAAGTTCAAGGGAAAAACGGAGACATAGTAATAGACAAGAATTCATATAATAATGTAAGTAGAGAGTATAATTTGGCTTCTGTTTTCAGAAAAAATGATTCTTTTATAGGCAATGTTCGTGTAATAGTAGACTGGTTGTCATCCGTTAGTGGTTATGCTAGATTAGAAGATTCATATGAACCAGATTACTTTCGACTAGCAATGTATAGATCGGGCGGTCAATTACCAAACTTTTATGATAAGGCGACTGCCATGATAGTTAAGTTTGAATGTAAACCACAAAGGTTTTTAAAAACTGGTGAAATTCAAGAAGAATTTAAAAGAAGTACGCATCCAGAAGCATCATTTCATAAAATAGAAAACCCCACTGGGTATTTGGCACTTCCTGAAATAACAATATATGATGGTATTGCATCAATAGAGGTTAGAAGTGGAGAAGATGTTAATAATCCAAATAAAGTGTCTATTATTGAGATAACGGACAACACAATACTAGAAAAAATAGTAATTGATTCGGATATTCAAGATGTATACACCGAAACAGCTTTTATCAATAATAAATCTAAGATAACAAATAGTTTTCCTAAGCTATACCCAGGAACAAACTGGATTAAGATAACATATTTATCGGATACTAGTAGAGTGTTACTAAAACCAAGATGGTGGGTGTTATAATGATTAGAATTTATGATAAAGAAGAGAAATTATTTGACAATCTTGGATTAGGAAGTTTAGATGAAACAATAGCGGCGGTTGTTGTTGAAGAGTTAAATGGTGGTTACGAAATGGAGATGGAATACCCAATTACAGGTAGACATTTCGATAAAATTCAACATAGAAATATTATATTTTGTAAACCAAACATGTATTCAGATCCTCAACCTTTCCGCATTTATTCTATAACAAAACCAATTAATGGTATAGTTATAATTAACGCAGAGCACATATCGTATGACGCAAATGGTGTTACTATATTACCTAAAAGAGATTCTGAGACAAAAACTATTGAGTCATTTGGTGATAAAGTAATCGTTGATGATAAAGAAGGATATTATCTCGATACAATATTGAGAGATATTAATATTTCTTCTGCTATTCAAAGTAAAAATAGATTCGTAGTATCAAAGGGTTCAGATAAAGAAAATGTGTTTAAAGAAGATGGTTATAAAATACCGGCCCCATTAAATTTAAGATCAATGCTTGGTGGAATGAGTGGTTCTATATTAGAACAATTCAAAGGTGAATATGAATTTGACCGATATAATATTATTCTACATAACAAAAGAGGTGTTGATAGGGGTATAACAATTCGTTATGGTAAAAACATGACTGACTTAGAACATGAATCAGAGGCCAATCAATTGTTTACGGCAATATTTCCTTTTTATTCAAAGTCTTATACCGAAACACAGACTACTACAAAACCGGTATTTCAAGACACATATATAATTGAGGGTGTGACACCAAGAAGAGCCGACTGGTTATCTATTGAATTACTTGATGCTAGTAAAGGAATAGGTGGAGTATCATTAAAGCCTGTTGTTGAACTTATGAAAGTATTAGTTGACGGGGTAGAGGATCTTGTTGAAAGATATGCTCCGGTAATAGTTAAAACACCGGATGATCCTGAAGGAACGGATGAATTTTATAATAAAATTTACGTGTTCAAAAGAAATAAGGTCAATACAGAAAATCCTGAATTAACAAATTTATTTGAAGTTTATGTAAGTCAAAAACATACTGAAACAAAAATTATTAACGAAGAAGAAAAAGCAGTAGAAGTTATTGACGAAATTAAACTAAACCCAGAAGATACCAACCCAATAGTTCCTGAATTCGGAAATATTTACATTGTAAAAAGTGAAGATAGTGAACATTATAATAGAAGTATTATATGGGATAATGGACAATTTATGGAATATTCAAGCGATGGTTTCTATGTAGAAGCAAAAGATGCTACTGCAGTTCCGGAATCGACGCCATTACCAACTCCGATTCCAATATATCCTATTAGTTGGGATGAAAATACTTCCGGTTGGGTTAAAGACATTCAAAATGGTTGGATTTATGTGACGCCTAAAAAGCCTTATGTGGGTACAATAAGTGTTGATAAGTATGTTTATTTAGATTTATTAGAGTATACTTTACCAGATGGATCGACAACTTTATTAGAAAATGGCGTTATATATGTCAATGAGGAATTAAAGAATTTGGATAATCAAAAAGTATTAACTTTAGACATGACAGAAGCCTTAGATTCAATTGGCGGTTTAGAACCTACAGAGATGACTCAAGAACATCTCTTTGATAAGGCCGAACAGTATTTAAAAGATAATGATCTTACAAAAATGAAAGAATCTGTTACAATATCATTCATCAAACTTTCGGATAGTCCAGAGTATGCTCATCTAAAACAGCTAGAAATAGTTGAACTTGGTGATGAAATAAACGTTATTTATGAAGATCTAGGTATTAACTCAAAACACAGAGTCATATCAACAGAGTATAATGTATTAACCGACTCATATAACGAAATTGAGTTAGGTGATAAAGCAAGTAAAATAACTAGTAATGTTGTTTCTGTTGGGGATAATATCTCTAGTTTGAAGAATGATGAAGAGTTTGCTAATAAAACATATGTTGTTGACTTCGTTGCTGAAAATGCTAAGATAATAAATGCCGAAATTCAAAATGCAATAATTAAAACTTTAGAAGCCGCTCATGTTAATATTACTAATTCATTAACTGCCTCTCACGCAACGATTGATCAATTAGTTGCGAATATGATGTTGAGCGAGAATGCTAAAATTTCAAAACTTTTAGAAGCTGGATCCATCAGAGTTACTGGTAAAATTACGGCATTATCCGGTGATATTGGTGGTTCTAAGATTGAAAATGGAAGACTTGTTGTGTCGACCGAGATAAATATAACAAACGAAGATGGCACTGTATTTACAGTAGATCAGTATGGTAATTTAACCGCAAATTCTGTTAACATAGAGGGTGGAAAAATAAACATTTATGACCCAGAAACTGGTTCGGGATTTGAAGTTACAGAAGGCGGTAATGTCCAGATATTTGGTTTAGCTAGGATAAATATTAACGGCATGTTTGAAGTTACTGAAACGGGAGATGTCACTGCTAGTAGAATAACATCCGATAGTATTACTGTAGCCGATATTAACTCGGAAAGAGCTGTTATCGATGATCTTACAGTTGGGTCTATCAAATTTGGAGAAGATGGTTCTGTAGAATTAAGAAGAGAAAGCAATTCAATATCAGAAAGTCAAACATTAAACTTTTTAGCAGGTGTTATAAGTCTACAAGGAGTTAATGAATTCAATGTTAGAATAACAGTATTTGAGGCCAATAATATAAATCTTTGGTATGATAGAGATTTTAATGTTGGTTTTACTTATTATATTAATAATGTTATGTATTCTGGCTCAACCACAATAACAATACCCGCTAGAAGTCATACAAACTACAAAGATATTTTAATATCCGGAGAAGGTTATGCCGTTAAAAATTCTGGATCTGTATTTCCTAAAAAATTAACTGAGGTTAGAAACATTGGTAATGATAACAAATTAGTTTTAGTAGTAGATGGTATTTCTTATGATATAGCTGGTGAAAATACAGAGAATGCTTATCTTGGTTTAAGAGTGTTTTTAAGAGAAGATCAGCCGTTATCGGAAGAAGTATCCGAGGGCGATTTTTGGTACGATATAGATTAGAAAAAATAAAGAAAAGGAGAACTTAATCATGATTACAGCAGTTATGAAAAAATACGTAAATGGTCGTTGGGTAGAATTTGATGTAACAGAAATATATTCGGTAGGCCAAATAATACAAAATACACATACTAATGGTGAAAAATACAAGATCACTAGCATTAATAGATCAAAAGTAACATTAGAAAAAGTTGTTGATGAAGAAGTCGTAGAAGGTGAATAATATGAAATATGAAAAATTAACAAAAGCGCAATTAATAGCTAAAATTTTAGAATTAGAAAATAATAATAAAATTAATTCTGAAAAAGCTAAAAATTTTGATAAGCTTAAATTACAAAATGATATTTTAGAAAATGCTAGAAAAGAAGATAAAGAGAAGGTTGAAAAAGCTGAATTAATTCTCTCTAATTTCCAAAATAGAGAGCAAGAATTAGTAAATCAATTTGAGACTCAAAAAATGTTAATGAAAAGAGATTTAGATGGTCAAAACGAAGCTATGGTAAATCTTTTTAAAATGACAGATGCTACAATAAATCTTCAAATCTTATATTACAATAGTTTTAAGAACATTTTTATAAATGAGCAACCACCTATTGAAAAAGGAGATGAATAAATATGGCTGGACCACATAACGTAACGATGAAGCAGTATAATTCAGGTATTTGGGAAATAATTTATCCTAAAACAACAGCCGCAAACGTTATATCAGGAGTATTTGATTCGGCGAGAATTCCAAATCTAGATGCTTCTAAGATTAATGCGGGTGTATTAGGAACAGCAAGAATTCCTAACTTGGATGCTTCGAAGATTAATTCTGGAACACTTGATGATGCAAGAATCCCTAACTTAAATGCCTCTAAGATTAATGCTGGTGTGTTTGATGTTGCTAGATTACCGGCAATAGCGTTAACTAATACTGTTGTCGCAACGACAATGGCATCGTTTATAGGGTTATATAATGTTGGAGATATGCAAGAAGGAGATGTATTGATATTAACATCCGATAATAAAACCTATATCCATAATGGCGGTACAGCTGGAAATGAAAACGACTTTACTTTATTGTCAACACCTACCGCAAATGTAGCGAGTGTTGCTGGTAAAACGGGGGTTGTAACATTAGTTAAAGGTGATGTTGGTTTGGGCAACGTTGATAATACATCGGATGTAAATAAACCGGTCTCTACGGCTCAACAAACAGCTTTAAACGCTAAGGCAAATAAAGTTTCAATTACAGCAGGTACAAAAACAAAAATTACGTTTAATTCAGAGGGTATTGTAACAGGTGGTGCGAATTTAGCAGCCGCTGATATTCCTAGTTTACCAGCTTCTAAGATTACTTCTGAGACATTTCATGTGGATAGAATACCAATGCTAGCTATAGCAAAGATAACAAATTTACAAAGTTATTTAAACGCTAAGCAAGATAATATTCCGGTAGTGGATGATGGTTTATTAGGATCAATGTCTCCTTCAGAAGGGGCTATAGTATTTGCAACTTAAAGAATAGGAGGTATAGCCCATGGCTAATGTAACAATAAAGAAATACAATTCTGGCGTATGGGATATAATATACCCCAAAACGACAATAGCACAAGTAATTAATTTAAGTACATCACTCGCTAACATGCAGAGTGATATTAATGGAAAAGCGCCATCAAGTCATTACCACGACGATAGATATTTTACAGAAACAGAAATAGCAAATAATGCTATTTATATGAGAAGACTCATGTTAAATGCGAATGGAGTACCAACAAATAATCTAGGCGCTCCTACAGTTGCTGAAATGGCTTTATTTCAAGAACAATTTAATAATAAAACAGAATTTTATCCCATACATTCTTTAACATTTGAGACATATGATGGAAGTGTTTGGACCGATATAACGTCTACAATAAGTGATACTAATAAAAAAAGATTTTTTGGTGGAGACTCGTCTGCCAGTATAGTTATTCCAAATGGTGTTGTAAAGTATAGGATTACTATAAGGAATGTTGTTAGTTATGTTTATCTGAATGCTTTATATATGTATTGGTCTGGAAGTGGTAATTCGACAAAAGTCCATATTTGGAAGAAGAGAGATGATGGTGACTGGTTACAACACACATTTTCTAATGATTCTATATCTTCGTGGCCAGGGCATATGTTCTTACCTTTCTCAACAATTCCTTGGTTGCCAAGTGGCGGAACTACTCATCAACATTTGGTTCGCATAGAGTTTACTCCAACTTGGTCACACGCCACAAATGGCATAACTTTATATAAAATGCAGTGGTGGGGAGGATATCCTGCTGGTAAAAGAACCATATATTCGGTTGATGAAGATAGAGTCGTTACATTTCCAAACACAGTTAAAGTTGGCTCAAATAATGTCATTGTAGAAGGCGACGCTAGGTTATCAAACGCTCGTCCAGCTAGCGATGTTAGCGCATGGGCTAAAGCAGTTACTAAGCCATCTTATAGTTATTCTGAAGTAGGCGCTGCACCCACTAGTCATAATCATAATGCAGAAAGCATTAACTCGGGAAGATTGACTTTAAGCAGATTTCCTACCGGTCTAGATGGAACAGTATTAAAAGGTAATGGATTAAATGATCCCGTTTGGGGTTCAATCTCATGGGGAGAAATTCAATCGAAACCGTCATTTGCAGCTGTTGCTGTATCTGGCGATTATAACGATTTATCTAATAAACCTTCTATACCAACAAATACTTGGAGAGGTATAGATGATGTTCCTGTGAATGGGCAAACGGCAGAATCAATTTCCAGTAACTGGGCATATGATCATGTGAATTCATCAGATGCTCATCCTGGATATTTGAAAGATGCTGAAGTTCCTGCATGGGCTAAAGAAGCTTCAAAACCAAGTTATGTTTGGAGTGAAATTGGTTCAAAACCAACAAGTTTATTAAGACAAGTTTCTTTTAGTAATGGAATCTTAGTAGTGGAGTTGGCATAATATGAAAATTAATACAACGGACGTTATTCGTATATATAAACAGGAATACGCATACATAGGCACATCAGCCCCAATTGGTTTAGTAGAAGCAATGGATTCCGATCCAACTAGTAAATCTTGTACGATAGGTGCTTATGCAGAGTATAACGGTGGATATTATGAGTGTATTCAAACAGAAATAGTTGAAATGAAAGACTCTTCAAATAATAAAATGCATAGACGAACTACAGTAACGTTTAATGCTAATGGTGGTTCTGGAGGGTCTTCACAAGTTAAAACATGGGGGGTTGAAAATGTCATAGAACCATCTGACCCATCTAGATCTGGTTATACTTTCTTAGGATGGGCAACAACTAGCGGGGCGACATCACCAAATGTCACTTTCCCATTTACAGCTCCTGAAAATAATGTTACATATTATGCTGTTTGGGAAATTCTTGTGGTTAGAACAACAAGTCCTACAATATATAATCAATCAACAACAACTTTTAAATGGAGAGTTAGAAATAATGATTCTTCTTCGGCAGTTATATATTCCGAACATACAGATAGTACTCCTGATATTTCAAGAGGAACTATTGTATCAGGTGGGTATACTGCAACTATTGATACTGGTACACCAACTATATTTGGAGGCGGTTATACTGTATATGCTCAAGCTGTTGCTAGTGGAAAAGATCCAAGTTACATAGTATCGGCATATATAGAAGTTTAAGATATGAATGGAGGATTTAAATAAATGTTAACTTTAAAAGAAAAACTTATTGAAGATATAAGATACTTGCCTAATGATAAGACAATAAAAACAAAAGAAGTTTTGGATAGTGGGCATGTAAATGAAATGACATTTCTATGTCCACATTCATCTCTAATGCAAATAATTTTTAATTTGTTTGATGAAAATTTATACGGGCGTGTTCCTGGGGGCATACCAACAAAAATAAATAGTTGGGAAGTAATTGATATTCCCAAGGAAGAAAATAATGAAGAATAGAGGATGAACTATGACAGAAATATGGCAATGGTTCCTTGTGGTGGGCGGTGGAGTAATATTCACTGTTACTGTGTGGGAATCCATTATTAAAGGACATAAATACTTTAAAAAAGGTAAGTCCAGCGCAGATAAGCATTTTGAAAACCGGGTCAGAGACGTTATATCAGAGGATAGGAAAGTCAACTGCCCATGGTTGGTTAATGCAGAGCGTGAGAACGCGGCACGTGAAAGGGAATTATTACTATTAAAAGAGACAATCATAACCGAACTAAAGCCTATTAGGAATGATATTAAAGACATAAAAGACCTTACACAAAGGCTTCACCACTCTCAAATGACAGACCTTCAAATTAAACTAAATCATTTATATAATGATAAATTTGATAGAAAGGGTATTCTAACGAAGGCTGACCAAATCAATTGGGATAAGTGGTTTTCGGACTATACTGCATTGGGTGGTAATAGTGATATTAAGCGTATGGATGAGCTTATTCAGAAAGCACGCGTTCAAGCAGCATTAGATAAAGTTAGTAAACAAAAAAGATCTAAGTCTGACGAAGAAACTAAGGAGGGGAATTCAGATGAAAGTTAGTGTAATTATTCAAAGAGTAGTTGCCATATTGATATTCTTAACAGGGTTCGTGTTTGGTATTCTTGGACTGTTCGGTGTAACAGTTACAGTGAATCAAGCGGACGTTAATAATATTATATTTGGTTTAGGTGCTCTGATTGCGGCGGCGATTGAGTTCGTGCCGATGTTACTTCAATTAATGAAGGACAAAGAATTTAGAGAAGTAATGTCTATCGTAAATGACGTTGTATGGTCTGTTGAAGAGATAAAGGGAATCTCAGGACCAGAGAAGAAACGTAGGGCATTAGCAGCTGTTCAGAAGATTATGGAAGAACGTGGTTTAACATTCGACATTAACAAAGTAGATCGAATGATTGAATCGGTGATTGATATTCTGAATACAGTAACGAAAGAAAAACGGTAGTACCACCCATAGTGGTGTAAAAATAAAAATTAGGAGGAAACAAAAATGAAAAAAGAAGTAATTATTGATTTTGATGCAACAACTGGTGTTCCAGTCAAAGCTGAGATGGAGATTGATATTCCAGACTTGCCTGCTCTTCCTGAAGCAGACGGAGAGTACAAACTAGTGATCACTGGTGGAGTACCTACTTGGGTATCATTAACTTAAGAAATTAATAAAATAAAATAAAATAAAATAAAATAACAGGGGTTAGCTAAAAATGCAGCCCCTTTTATTTTTTCTTGTTTGCGCAAACTCGCAAAAATAACATATCTCTTTATAGAAACCATAAGGAGGTTTAATAAGATGAAAGAATTGATTAAAGTAGGATTTAATAAAGGTTTAGTTGTTGGTGTGGCTATAGTTACTGCGAGCGCAGTGCTTAAGGTTGTGTCAATACCGAAACACGTAATTATGTATGCTTTGGAAAAGAATCATCAAGATTTAAAGAACTCCAAGGAAAAAGAAGAAGAAGAAGAAGCCTAACAAAGGCTCTTCCCTTTTGTTTAGGCAAACTCGCAAAAAATACATGTGTCTTTATAGAAAACTAAAGGAGGTTTTTATAATGAAAGTAACTTTTTGGAATGTGGTTGGTATTGGTATTATTACCAGTATCGTTGTTAACGGTGTGGTAAATACCACCAGCAGAATTCGAAGAAACAAACTTGAGGATGAAAACTATCAAGAAGAAATCAAAAGAAAAAGAGAAGAAAGAGAAGCTAAGAAAGCGGAGAAGTTAGAGAAAAAGATGGCGAAAGCTATGAGTATCGAAGTACCCGATAAAGAAGCTTAATCTGCTTCTTTTTTCTTTGCATTTTCTGAATTAGCATAAAATACATTCCTTATTATAGGAGGGATTTTATGAGAAGATTATTTAGATGGACCATAATATTTAGAGGTAACTTTAAGCGTAACCTTGTTAATGCATATCGAAGAATAAAAATATTTATATTAGTAATATTGAGACTTTGGTGGACTATGATAAGGGGATTATTAAGGGTTATATTCTTTGTATTGGGTTTAAACTGGTATGAGATCGAAGCAAAGATCCAGCGAAAGATGAGAATCTATTTTACGTAGATTCTTCTTTTTCGGAGTTTGCGCAAATTAGAAGAGAAGGAGAACGAAGAAAGATGAGTAAATTTCTATATACAATCGTATGTAGACACTACACTATGAACGGTATTATCGAGCTAGATTTATATGAAGAACTCAGACGTCTTCGTATAAAGCCTACTCAAGGAGATTACACTGATATTTACGGTTATAATGGGTTGATCCGTTATCACGTGTATTCTGGTCAAGCAGTTGAGTATAAGATAAAAAGAGTATTACGTGAAATTGATATTACTGAGGAAACCAGACAGTTTTATTCTTATTATCCACCGTATTCGATTATGTATGACTGTAAGTATGATTTAAAAGATGTGAACAGAATGAATCAAGAAAGCATTGATATTCGATTAAGGATGACCGATGAGGAATTCCGGAAGGTTTATGGAGGTAAACTATGAAAAAGTATGATACAACAGTAGGGACTTACGGTATTCCACCTGGAATGCCAATTACGTTTGATGGGAAAGTTATAGGGGTGTCAAATAATGATGGCACCATATCTATAACAGACCCAGATTTTATTAAAGAAATGAATGTGAAAGAGAATCAAGTAATGAGTATATCATTTAAGGAGGAGAAATCATGATTTATGCACCATTCAGATACATGGTCACAGGTATTGTTATAGGGTTGGTTTTAGCGACTTTATCGAACGACTATGTAATAGTAAGTAGACGTAAGTATGACAAACTAAAGAAAGAAAAGGAGTAAACTTACAATGAAGAAAATTGTATTACAAGCATCAATCGGCATTGGAATTTTTACCACGGGGGTAATTTTGGGAAAACAAATTGAAAAGAAATCCCATAATGACCATACTACATACGCTGGAACTCTCCAAATACACGAAAGCGATGTTGGTCCGGAATTATATTTAGCACTCAGCGTACCGCCTGAGAAGTTAGCTACGTCAGCGGACGTTATATTTAAAGTAAACCGAATTAAAACCAAATAGCAAAAAATACATTTCCCATTATAGAGACGTGAAAGGAGAAAGTTTATGAAAGCAAAAACTAAAAAAGACTTGAATGTTATTATTGACAGTATTGTCGAAGATTACAGTCAGGCAAAAGGCGAAGAAAAAAGTAAGGTTCTAGCGGACCTAATCAAGGGAGTTAATGTTGTTAAGGAAATTGAAAGTCAAAACCTTGAAAGTCAACTGAAAAAGAAAAAAATGAAACTAGATGAGGAGAAACTAGAGCTTGAAAAAAGACGTATGGAACTAGAGGAAGAGAGAGTTAATTTAGATCGAGAAAAATTAGAAAATGATCGAACTAAGTTTGAACAAACCACCTATAGTGACGAACGTAAATTCAAACTAGACGACGATAAGCTAGATTTCGAGAAGAGTAAGTTTAAGTTTGATATTGACAAGGCCAAGACAGATAAAGTATTTAATGTCGTAGTCAAGGGATTAGAGGTTGGATTACCACTGATTATCTATGCAGGTTTGTCTGTATTGTCATTAAAGGCAATATATAAAGATGATGTTCGAGTCCCTAGTGAGACTTGGAACTTTATTAGAAGTGTTTCTAAGAAATAAGGGTATATACATATGCCCTTCTTACTTATATTTGGATAAAAATAAAATTAAGGAGAACTAAGATGTTATTTAAGAAAACGTTTAGAAAAATTCATGACGTTGTAGACAAGGGCAGTAATGATATTCAGTCACTTGTTAAAAAGGCTGAAGGATTTGTTGATCAGACAGAAGAAATAATCAAATCAAGTGATAACAGTGTTAAAATAATTGCTGGCTTTGTAATAACTGCAATGGGCATGCAAATACTTGTTTCATATACTCAATTGAGAGTTAATATGAAAATGTTAAACATGATGCGAGGTATCAAAAAATGATAAAATACTCTGTAGGAGATGTTGTTACTGTAAAAGAGCGACATACAAATAAAGAAGTTGATGCAGTCATAACCAAAGTTGATTTCAAATATGGTTATATAATGTATTTTATTAGAAGAAAAGATAATAAAGCTTTTAAAACAGATGAGGGTTATAAATACAATATCTGGGTTAAGGGCGAAAAAGCAGAGGTATCAAGAAATGATAAGACGATTAACAACTAATCAGAATGAACTCTCTAGAAGAAACAGAGAGATATTTGAAGAACGTGAAGGTGGAGCTATGGTAGTAGAACTATCACAAAAGTACGGACTATCAATCCCCAGAATTCACAGAATTTGTCAACAAGAAGAATTAAAAGATTTACGTGAGAAAAATGTTCTTTTAGAAAACGCTGTAAACTCATGTAAAAATATACTAAAACACAAAGGAGAAAAGAAGTATGATGAATTTTAACAGTTTTGAAAGATATCAATGGGTTTTAACACCAGATGGAAAAGAGTATATTTTAGTAGATACACAAACTAATCAGTTAGTACTTGGAGCTAAAAGATATGTGCAATTAACAACAGCAACAGAAGCAACAGATACTATACAAGTTTCACCAGAAGATTATGACAATATTTCTACAGGAAATATAGAAGGAGAAAAGAAGTAAATGAAAAAAGAAGAGATTTTTGTAAGATTTAGTCAACCAGATAGTATGGTTAAGGGCGGACTAATTATTGGTTCGGTTGTATTAGGGGCTTTTGTGGGTTCAAAAGTTATTAAATTTGTTAAGAAAGAGATTAAAAAGAGTAACGAAAGAATGATGAAGATTGTTCATAACAACCTTAAGTTAGTTGAAGATGGTGAGTTCGTTGATATTCTCGTGAGTACAACAACGGACGATTATTCACGTACAACAGTTCACAAACGTTGGACTAAAAAGAATGATGAAGTGTTATACCTTGGTAAGATCTATAACACAACTGAATTGTCTGACGAAGAAAAAAGAATGAAACAATTAAACAGATTAACAAACTTAGCAACAAAAACCGTGACAGCATTCAGTAAGAAATAAATTGTTTGCCTAAACAATATAGGAGGAACTTGGAAAAAGATATGGATAGTTGGGATATTATAAGAGATCTTATGAATTACACAAACAGCGAGTATCCTGACATTGATATTCGTACATCTAAGAAGAAATGTCGTAGAAGATCTTATGAGAATATGATTATAGATGAGATTATGCTTGAGTTAATGGAGCATATATTTACGGATCCTATAGATATTCTAGAAGATTATGAACTTGTGTATATACATAATGTTAAGATGATAAACAATGATATTTACAAGTTTCAATTAAGAGTTATACGTAAAATGTTAATATTTTTGAAAAGGAGAAAGCTTAAATATGGCTAAAGAATACGTAGTAAGAACTAAGTTAGAAAAGTTATCACCACTAAATGGATATTCATGTAAATCAGAAAGTAAGGACCACTTCCTTCGCCATTTAGGCTATAGATTTTCAAAAGTATGCGATATGTATACTTTAAATAATGCCTACCAATGTGGTGAATTAAGTATTGATATTCTTAAAAAAAGAGAACCTGCTAAAGAGATTATCTCTAAACCAAAGGTTGTCGATGAGTACTGGAACGACTTTGGGTATGTTCTAGAGATAGACCTGGGTGATATTTTCGAAGAATCTACTGAGACACGTTTATTTACTAATGATACGGAAGCGTACGAATGGGTGAGATCACATGAGTAATCTTCGTAGAGAGTATACACCACATATTAACCCAAATGACTGCTGGGCGTTAGTATTATCACGTGTATCTAATAGAAAATACAATGATATTTACAATCAAATGCGTGGATTAAGGTATGCAGACGATTCTGGATTCAAGAATAAGTATCTAGATAGGGTTTTAAGCCAATATGGGTATATCCCTGTATGGTTACCCGCATCTAAAGAAAAACTTGTTATACGTGATATTTTGACGATATTTTACGATAAACAGGTCGTTATTGGGTCTTTAAACATGGAAAAAGGATTACCACACCTTAGTTACGCACATAGAGGAGTTGATTATACAACTTCCGAAAATGACTCTTCCATGAATGATCCAGTCATTGATATTTGGGTTAGACAATGAAACGCATAAATAACATTGGCTATAATGAATAACATAAAAAAGGAGGATTTTATGAAGACTTCAACAAAATTAGGAATTCTTGGAATTGTAACGTCATTAGCAGTTCAGATTACAATCGGAGTTATTGAGATTCGCGATTATCGTAAAGGTAAGAGACGAATGGCAAAACAAGATATTGATTTGATTGCTGAAACAATTACAGTCAAACAAGATGAAATGAAGAAGGCAAAGAAAAATGCATCTAAAACTGTTGTTAAAGAAGCTTAGGGTAGAACATTTACCCTTCTTCTTTAAATTTTAAAGAAAAGGAGAACTTAGAAAGTGAATCTAAAAACAAAACAAACTCTAGCTATACTATTCTCAATTGGTGGCGCAATTGGAACTGTCGGAACAGCTTACTTAGCTAGAAAAGCCGCAATGAAAGAACAAAAAATGCGAACTCCAAATGGATGTATATATCCGGAGATCATGCCGTCAACAAGTAAAAAAGAACAGGTTAAGAAATTATTACCTGTATATGCTCCTACAATCGGTGTCGGGGCATTGACTGTTGGATCCATAATAGGATCAAGTGTAATGAGTCATAGAGCTCAAGCTTCGCTTATGTCAATGGCTGTATTAGCAGACCAGGGATGGAGAAAGTATAAGAATCAAGTTAAATCTACTCTTGGTTTAGATACCCATCAATCACTTATTAATGGTATTGCTAAGAAGTCATTGTCAAAAGAAGATCTACAAAATATTGATGATAGTAACGAACTTGAGTTATATTTTGAAGAAAATGTAGGGTACTTTCAAGCTAAACCAGAGGATGTAATGTCTGCATATGCAGAAATTAACGAATTCTTAAATACTGACAAAGGAACATTTACAAATGGCGAATACGATGGTGTTACTATAGGTATGTTCTTAAGTTTAGCTAACGCAAGATTAATTAGTAATGTAAAAGAAGAAACCTTAGATGAATGGGGTTGGACACTTGAATATTTACAAGAAGTAACGGGTAATTGTTGGGTTCATATGAAATTCACTCCAGAGGTAACGGACGATGGTGTTGTTCCATACAAAGTTATATCTTGGATTGAAGATCCTATCATGATGCTTGATGAAGATTACGACGAACGTTTAGATTTAAAGTTTGATGAAGACAGCATTGAGTATGTTGACTTAGATATGTTTAGAGCATCAAAAGACAAAGAATATGAATAATACTATGGAAGATGAGGATTAAATAATGTCACGATTTATATTTAAAAATAATAAGAACGTAATGAAACTTTTACCAAAAAACACAAAATTAAAAACATTCTTCGAGTATCATTCAAGTAATGTGCATGCTCATGGAACCTTTTGTTTAACAAATCTTCCCGACGGAAGAATACTATTAACTATAGTACACTGTTGGGATGACGGAGAAATAATGGAAGTGGGTGGTTATGACTTCGGAGAAGGATTTCAAAGAGGTTTTAACCCATTGCACATTGTGCGCATCTATGACAAACAAATGTCTAAAAGAACTATGGAAAGAGATCTTGACAGATTTCTAAAAAGATATTATAAGAAAGAAACCCATACATGTACTACATGTAACTGTGACTCGAAAGGAAGTTGTTCACGATGAATAATAACATATTAAAAACTTTAAAGCCATTCTTGGCTAAATATGAACCAGAAATACTGATGGCTATGGGTATTAGTGGAATGATATTCTCTACTATTTGGAGTGTCAAAGCCACTAAAACAGCTGTTAGAAGGATTGATATTAAGAAGGAAGAGTTAAATAAAGACAAATTAACCTTCCAAGAAGTTGTTAAAGAGACTTGGAAATTATATTTACCAGTTGCATTGAGTACTGCAATCTCTGTACCGTGTATTATAGCGGGTAATAGAGTTTCTAATAAACGTAATATGGCTCTTGCTGCGGCATATACGATATCTGAAACAGCTTTACAAGAGTACCAAGATAAGACTAAAGAAGTCCTTGGTGAAAAGAAATACGAAAAGATGCAAGAAAGCATCTCTGCAGATAAGGTTAAAAAGACATTCCAAGAAGGAATTAGTAATGTTACTTTAATTGGAGATGGTGATAGCCTATTCTTTGAAGAGCTTTCAGGAAGATATTTCAAAACCAATTGGAATCGTATTTCAAAAGCAGCCAATGAATTAAATGCACAAGCATTAAGCGACTTATCAGGCGTTATTACACTTAATGAGTGGTTTTATATTTTAGGTTTAGAAGGTACTTCACTTGGCGAAGAACTTGGGTGGACGATAACGGACGGTAAAGAGGGTATTATTGATATTAGTGTGGACTCTGTTCTAACACCAGACGATAATCCTTGTGGAGCAATACGTTACAATACCATGCCTAAAAAGATCTAATTGATATTCGCACGATTTACATTGCTTATAATGAGGGAAACCTTAGTTATAAAATAAAGAAAAGGAGAACGAAAGATGGAAAATTTAGAAAACCAAGTTGTTGATTCTACTTTGGAGGCAGTTTCTGGACAAGCATGTCCAATCAAGAAAGCTTTACCAGTTGTACTACCATTCGTGGCAGTAGCAGGTTTAGGGCTAATCGTGGTTAGATTTGTTAAAAACAGAAAAGCTAAAAAAGCAGCTGAAGCAGCGGCTACTGAAGAAGTAAATCCAGAAGTCTAATTATAGATAACTGGGCCCGGAAAGTAAAGGATAGTGCTATTTAAGCATTGTCCTTTAACTTTTACCAAAAAAAATATACTATTAAGGAGTAATCATGAAAAATTACGAAGGAAACTCAAATGTTAATAAAAAGCAACCAGAACGTGAGAAGATTAAACCCATCACAAATAATGTTGCTGTTAAAAAAGAGTCCGAGTTTAAGAAATTTAAAAAGAATTTCTTTGCCGAGGATGCTAAGACCGTAAAAGGTCAAGTATTTACAAATGTTATAATTCCGGGTATTCAGAGATTAATTACGGATATGGTTAAAACAGGTATTGATGTTTTGATTTATGGTGGACGTAGTAAAGACCATAGAGATAGCAGGGCAGGATATGTTAGTTATTCGTCATATTCTAACCGTGGTACCCGTTCTGAATATAATAAAATCCCCGAAGCGGTTTATAGTAAAAAAGATGCTTTCTCATTCAACGAGGTAGTTCTATTTGATAGAGGAGAAGCAGAAGAAGTTTTATTTAGTCTAAGAGATCAAATCGACAGATACGGAATGGTATCCGTTGCTGATTTCTATGACATGGTAGGACAGAGTGCTCCATATACTGCTAATAAGTATGGTTGGAGAAACTTAGATAACGTTGGTATTGATAGGGTAAGAGATGGATATTCTATTAATTTCCCTAAAGCAACACCATTAGAATAAAAGGAGAATACGATTATGATGAATGTATCGCAAGTATTTAATAAAGTTGGTTTCTGGACCAGAAGAAAATCTCCAGAATTATTAGTTGCAGGAGCAATTATTGCTGCAGCAGGTAGTATTTTATTGGCCATTAAAGCAACTCCTAAAGCAGAAGTTGTATTACAAAAAGCTAATAAAGATATTAAAAAAATTAAGGCTGATATGAATGATGACAATAAAATTGCCAATCAAGAATATTCAGTCGCTCTTGGTAAGAAAGAACTTACAAGAGTTTACGCAAAAACATCATTAGAGTTAGGTAAATTATATTTGCCTACAGCCTTAGGTTTTACATTAACGGTAGCAAGTATTTTAACTTCTCATAAAATTATGAAAGGTAGAAACGTTGCATTGGCAGCTGCTTACACAACTTTAGAAAACGGTTATAGATCGTATAGAGAAAGAGTTGCTGATAAAGTTGGAGAAGCTGCTGAAAAAGATATTTTCAGAAACATTCATTCTGAAGAAAAAGAAGTTACTGAGATCGACAAGAACGGAAATGAAGTAATCAAAACCAAAAAGGTAAAAGGACCTCATGTTCAAGTTGACAGTGACTTTTCTGTAATTTATGATCACAATGCATCAGAGTGGTTAAGAGACACTAACATGGTTCTTAATAATTTAGCCATGAAAGAGAAATGGCTTAATCAAAAGTTGATTTATAGTGGTGCTTTATTCTTGCATGAAGTATATGAAGAGCTTGGTATTGATATTCACTCTTTGGGTGAACAAAAAGCTTTAGCTTCTAGAGTATTAGGTTGGATCTATGATCCAGAAGACGATTCTAGAGATAGCTATGTATCAATGGGGTTATTCGATAGAATGGGTAACCGTAATGAGTATGCAATGAATGCTCTTAGAAACAATGATCAAGAATTATTCTTAGAATTTAATGTAGACGGTGATATTTTAACTGGAAACAGAGGAAGTAAGACATTCACCAAATACAGAAAGGTAATGTAATGAAAAATTTATTGATATTCACAATTGGTGTGGGATTAGCAGGATTTGCCGGTTATAAAATCGGCTATTCTGTTAGTCAAAAGAAGTATGAACATTTAGCAGACGAGGAAGTGGCTTCTGTTAGAAAAATGTTAATCGAACGTTATGAAGGTAAGAATAAACCTGCAAAAAAGGCTAATTTACCAATTGACGACAAAAATGATGACAAAGATAGATCCGAAGAACCAAAGAAAGAAAAAGGTCAAAAAGGAATTAAGGTTGTTCCTAAGAATGATACGGACTATGGTAAACCTTACAGAACTGCTTCAGAACCAGATAGAATTCCTGGCAACCCAGGTGATAATATTAAATATTTAGATAAGGAGGAAGTAGACACGACTAAACCTTATATTATTACTCCAGAGGAATTTCATGATAGCGATTACGAATGTAAGACGTTATTTTACTGTGCCGACAAGGTTTTAACGGACGATGACTACAACCAAATTAGTAACATTGGAATTGTTGGTGGATATCCTATTTTAAATCAAATTGGAAAGTACGATGCCGATTGTCTTTATGTTAGAGATGAAAAAATCGCTGTCGATTATGAAATTTTGCTCGA